TTTAGTATAGGTTTTAGTATATACTCAATTTCATTAGGTATACTTAGTGGTGTTTCGTTCGTGTTGTGTTTACTATTTGTTCTCTTTACTGATCTGCTTTTGGTTGAAATATGAGAACAGATATAGAACAGATTAGGAACAAAAGTGTACAAAGCGCTTCACGGGTTTTTTCGTATCAGAGTGAGCAAACAGGTACTTGGGCTTGTACGGGGCTATTTTCGGGGTCTGAGGGCCATAAATACTAAAGGTGGTATGTCAAATGCTATTAAGGATATGTCTGTGATCATTGTGGGGTATATACATACTTTCGGCTGATTTGACGGAAAAATATACTTTTGATAGCTGCAACATATACCAAGGTATAGGCATACATACTTTAGTCATAGTAGTATCAGAAGTATGTAGTGATATATACTTTAGTTTGGGGGGTATACTTTTGAGATATCTAAAGTGGGGGGTACATAACTTTTGAGAGTTCTGAGTAACTTTAGTATATGTAAGCATTATTGACCTATACTTTAGACGGGGACAATTTACTATTGTATATAAAAGATATACTTTAGAATATGTTAGCTATCAAAAGAGATAATTGCTATCAAAAGATACAGGAAATTTACTAATGAGAGGCTTGACATATACTTTAGGGGGGCATGGGCCATACTCCCGGTACCTGTACGTATATACACACAATGACAGCGGGGAGTATTTTTAAGATTGGTAACTACATCAAAGAATACATAGGTATTTTGTATGGATTCATAGGTTTTACAAATAAGTCCAGTTAGGGTTAGGCGATAAGTCCAGTTTAAAGTGTCCGACCACTAATAGGGAGATACTTTGTTAAAGCCCATAGGAAGCCCGTACAGCACTTTAGTACCCAGGTCGGGTACCCTATGTCCAGAAATGCAGAGAAGGGTACTTAGAGAGCAGCTCAGAGCCTCTCAGGACTATTTCTATGGGAGTCGTAGGAGGTAAGTACCTTTAGGAAACGAAAGAAAGGAATCTGTCAATAAATATAAATTTATTTTCACTATGGGGTTGACAATAGTAGTAGGTTTACTATATAATATACTTATAGTATTACTTAAAGTATTTATATGTATACTAAATACTACTACTTCCTAAAGATAAATATATAAAAACTTTAAGTAGCTTAGTTTTGTAAGAAGAAATAACTTTATCTTGTCGTTTCTTCTTGACAAAGAACCTTTTATCGGATATAACTAGCACAATGTCAAAGATTAGACGGTATGTCAGTGACAAAGTCATAGAAAATTTCTATTTAGCATTAGCAGATGAGGATGAAGCAAGACTACGATTGTGTCATATTCCTCGTTCAGATGTTTTTTATGTAAGAGAAGCAATATTTCAAGATACAGGCGTCAAGTATACTTTAGATCATGTTGAGAGAGCAATGTATTTAGAGGGACACTTAGAGGCTAAAGACGTATTTCAGCCAAGAACTAAAAGGGATTGGGAATAATGCCAGAGATTATCATGGAACGTGTACTTAAGTGGCAGATTATGCCTCGTATTATGATGTTAGCAGTAACAGTATTAACTTATCAGGCAGTTCATTGGTTTATGACCTTACCTGATCCTTCTATACAGCAGTCAGGTTTAGTATCTATTTGTATGGGAGCCTTAACTGGGTGTTTTGCTGTATGGCTTGGCAATGAGAAGCACTAAGAGTCCCATACACAAAGAAGTAAATAGGTTTATGTGGATCATTAAGGGACAACTAGCTCCTGATGGGTACAGTGAAGAAGATTACGTAGAAGTACATGACAGCTATCTCCATAGGATTTGGGGAAACCACGAAGCTCCTATACATGAAGAGGGTTTTGAGGAAGCATACAGGGAAAAGTACGAATGATTGGTCAACTTATAGGAAGTCTAACAGGTTTAGCTACTTCTATTATAGATGGTAAGACACAGATTAAACTTACTGAAGCTGAGATTAAAAAGAAGCAGCTTACAGGTGAGATTGACTGGGACATAGAAGCTATTAAGGCTACTGAAAACTCTTGGAAGGACGAATGGATTACTCTGTTGTTCTCTATCCCTTTAATTTTAGCCTTTTGTGGTGATTGGGGAAATGATATAGTAGCAAGAGGATTTGAATCCTTAGAGGTTATGCCTCAGTGGTACCAGATAGCTTTAGGTGGAATTGTATCAGCTTCTATAGGAATGCGTTCAGTGAGTAAGTTCTTTGGAAAGAAGTAATGTCGTTCAGCTTCCAGAGCTTTCTGAGCTAGACAAACAGTTTCTTATTTTGGAGAAGCAGCAGGAACAAATACGAGAGCAATCAAAGCTCATATCGGAGAAAACTAATGGATAAAATGTATACTGACTATAATTCTTTAGTCAAAAAACTAATGGCTTTAGGAAGTAAGATAGACAGTGGAGAATACACAGCAGAAGATAAAGCTCAGTTTGCACGTTTAAGAAGTAGGTGGGGTAAACAAAAATACGTACCTAAAGATACTAATAAAGATAAAGATGGTTATCTTTATAATGATCCCGGAACTTATATGTCTAAATTTAATGATGAGGCAAAAGATATAGGTGGTCAAGGTTCTCCTGCTACTGAAAATATTTTTACTTTTCCCTATGATCAAATGCAAAATTTATTAGATAAAAATAACAGTGTAAAAAAATATGCTCCTAGTAAAAATAATAAAGGTGGACTAGCTAAGAAAACAAAAGGTTTTAAACAAGGTGGCCTAGCAGGAACAGGTCACAATGATATGCGTAAAGGCGGACTATTCAAATGAGTTTTAAACTATCATCACGTAGTGAAGGAAGACTAGAAGGTATTAATCCTCAGTTAATAGAAGTAGTTAAGACTGCTATTACTCTGACCAAAGTAGACTTTGGAGTAACTTGTGGTATGCGTACTGTAGAGGAGCAAGAGAAGCTTGTTGCTAGTGGTGCCTCACAAACAATGAAGAGTAAACACCTAGAGGGTCGTGCAGTAGACCTAGTAGCTTATATTGGCCCTAACGTTACTTGGTCGTTAAATAAGTATGATGAGATTGCTGATGCTATGGCTGCTGCTGCTAAACAAAAAGGTGTAGCACTTAAGTGGGGAGCAGCTTGGACAGTAGGTAATATTGCTGAGTGGGATGGTTCAATGGAAGATGCAATGAACACCTATGTTGATGTTCGTCGTTCACAAGGGCGTAGACCATTTATAGACGCACCACACTTTGAAATGATGTAATGTACACCTTTGTTCTCATGGTGTACCTAGGTGCAACTAGGGAATTAATAGAAGATAGTATGGTGTTTGACAACATAGAACATTGCAACTATTATGCTAGAGAGATAACAAGACGTTACAGCACACACGGCATAGCACCAGAAGATAGGGTTGTCGCCTACTGCTTACCTAGACTGAAAGATAAACAATGAGCATTACCTACCGAGGAGAGAAGTTTGCAGGTTATAACAAGCCGAAGCGTACCCCTGATCACCCGAAAAAAAGTCATGCCGTACTTGCAAAAGAAGGTACAACCATTAAGCTCATCAGGTTCGGTGAACAGGGAGCTAAAACGGCAGGGAAGCCCAAAACGGGTGAATCTGACCGCATGAAGAAAAAACGTGCATCCTTTAAAGCTCGTCACGGGAAGAATATTAAGAAGGGTAAGTTGAGTGCAGCTTACTGGGCGGATAAAGTAAAATGGTAGCTAAATTTTTTCCTACTAAGACCGTTCATAATAAAAGTGGATACAGTATTGGGGGTGATGTTACCTCTGATCGTAATTATAAACGAGAACGCCAACTACAAAGTACTCCTATAGAGTTAGCTAAGAATGCTGCTCGTAAAAGAGCTAGACGTGCTTTAGAGAAAAATGGTGCGGTGACTAAGGGTGATGGTAGGGATGTTGATCATAAAGATGGCAACCCTATGAATAACTCTATGGGTAATCTATCTGTTAAAAGTAAAACTAGTAACAGGTCGTTCCGTAGAAACAAAAACGCTGGTAAGGCATAGGAGAAGTGTATCATGGCGAAGAAACATAAAAGTATTAGTGCAGCTCAAAAAGCTGGTTCCATATACTTCTACGATAAGAATGGAACTAAAAAACTTGCAGTAACTGCAGAGCAACTTAATGCATGGAAGAAAAAGAATAAAGGCAAGTATAAGGGTAGCGCTCTTGCTGCTTGGGCTAATAACAAAGGTAAAGATGTTGGAGAAAAAGGTGTTACAAAATCTCTAAGACCACAGTTGCGGCCTAAGAAAAAAGAAACACCAAAGAAAAAAGATGCAATTAGTGATGAGCAAAGAAGTAGGCAAACTACTACTCCTAAAAGAGCTTTAAACAATAATGCAATGTCTCCCGCACAACAAGTTGAAAAGTTGCAAAAAGATATAGCACAAGCTCAAAAAGATAGAGCTGCTAAACGTGCTGCTATACAAAAAGGCAGAGAAGAAGCTGATAAACTTCTTGCTGATACTAGAACTGGTACTGGTTCTGGGCCTTCTAAGCGCCCTAATAATAGACCAAAAGGACCAAAGGCTGAACAAAAACGTAGAGCAAATCGTAAATCACGTATGCCTGATGAACTTTCAAATGCCCCAATGAATAGCAGTAAAGGTCGCACTATGTCTGACCTAGAGGCAGAAGCTATGCTACGAAGGGGCGTGAATGAGATCTATTTAGGTTCAGATGACGATGAATTTGGTAATAAAAAAGACCGCAGGGTAACAGGTGTTAGACCTCCCAGCCAAGCACAAAAAGCTTTTTCAACATCTCTTAGAGATGCAAAAATGAACAAAGGCGGCATGACTAAAAAAGGTGTTATGACCTACAACATGGGTGGCATGGTTAAGTCACAAGTAAACAATCTTAAAAAGGGAAGAAGCTAATGGCTGAGAAGAAAAAGAAAGACCCTAAGTTTGGCGGTAAACGCTCACTTAAAGACACAAGCGGAAATAAAAGCATTGGCTTTGAAGATACCTATCTAGGAGACTTGTTAGGTTTTGATGGTAAGATGGGTACTAAAGGTAAACCCGGATTACTTGCTTCTCTTGGTGGCGCACGGCGTAAAAAGCCGGGAACAGCTACTACTACCACTAAGAAAAAAACCACTACTAAAAAGAAAACAGAAAAAAAATATAGTGGTCGTGGTGCAAGTCCGGGAAATACAATAGGACGCCGTAAAGCACCTGAAGATACAGTGGGACGTGGAGGTGCAGGATCGGGTAATCCAATAGGACGCCGTAAAGCACCAAAAGATACAGTGGGACGTGGAGGTGCAGGAGCGGGTGGAAGACGAATCCGTAAAGCACCTGAAGATAGAGTTGGTGGAGGACGCGGAAGAGACCCCGGTTTTGGTACACCACCAGCACAAAAAAGAAAAATGAAAACTGTTACTCTTCAAGCTTGGAAAGATATGAGTCCTGCACAAAGAGTAGCGGCAGGTTTACCTAAAACACAAGCAGAAGCTTTAAGGCTTAGTGGTGCAGGTACTATTGGTTCTTCTATGTATGCAAATATGTGGAAAGCTAATAGAGGTGGTTTAGCTAAGAAATCTGGTTATATGTACGGTGGTTCTGTAACTAAGAAGAAGCCTATGAACAAAGGTGGTATGGCTAAAAAGAAGTAGCCCTTGACACACTTAATCTTCCCTGCTACTATTACGGTGGGGATGATATTTTAATCCTGCATAGCGGGGTTGCAATTATAGCTGTAGTTATTTAAGCTTGAACATGGTATAACTGTCCTTGTGGTTAGACATAAGGAGAGATACCATGTTCAAGAAATTTATCAAAACAATACAAGAAGCACAAGAACGTAGAGTGGCATACTGGCAACTACAACATATGTCAGACAAGGCTTTAAAAGACATAGGCATAACACGTGGCGAGATCAAAAGCAAGTTCAAAAATAAAGAAAACCTCTAAAGTAAATGAGGCAGGTAATTATACTAAACCTGCTCTGCGTAAGCGTCTTTTTGCAAGGATTAAAGCTGGAAGCAAAGGGGGTGCGGCAGGTCAATGGTCCGCCCGTAAAGCACAGATGCTTGCAAAAGCTTACAAAGAAGCTGGTGGAGGATATAGGTCATGAAAGGTGTTAAACATTATTTACGTGACGGAACAGTATGGTCTGGCAAAACACATAAACACAAAGATGGAACAGTAATGACAGGGGCTAGAATGTCTAAGTCCTCTAAAAAATTGTTCCATCTAAAAGACCTAAGTAAGACTGCTCAAGCAAAAGCAAAGAAACCCATGAAGATGAATACGGGTGGATTAGCTGCTAGTCAAAAAAGCCTTAAGTCTTGGACTGAGCAGGATTGGAGAACTAAGAGTGGTAAGCCCTCAACACAAGGGTCTAAAGCTACTGGCGAAAGATACCTTCCTGCTAAAGCTATTAAATCTCTTAGTGATTCTGAGTATGCTGCTTCAACCCGTGCCAAACGAAGAGGCAAGGCTCAGGGCAAGCAGTTTGTGGCTCAACCTAAGAAAGTTGCAGCCAAAGTAAAACCTTACAGAAAGATGACATGAAAAAACTTACAGAAAAACAACAGAAGTTTATAGATGTTTTATTTGAGGAAGCTAAGGGTAATCCTGTAGAGGCTAAACGTCTTGCTGGTTATGCAGATTCTGTATCTTCTACAACCATTACAGGTGTGCTTCAGGATGAAATCTATGAAGCTACTAAACGCTACATTGCTTCCTCTGGTACACGTGTTGCATATGGTATGATGGAAGTCTTTAATGATCCTACACAGCTAGGCAATAAAGAAAAAATAGCAGTAGCTAAGGACTTTCTGGATCGTGCAGGATTTGTAAAAACAGATAAAATAGAAGTAAAGGCTGAAAGTCCTTTATTTATTTTACCAGCTAAAAATGAAAACTAATAAGACTTGGAGGCTACCTCCACCAGAGAAACTAAGTAGTGGTCTTCAATGGTTTCCTGTCGTCCGTGTAGGCAGGGTAGTGCCTTTTGGTTACGAGCAAGACCCTAATGATGAAGACATACTACTACCTCTGACTGAGGAGTTAGAAACACTAGAACTAGCAAAGAAACATCTTAAGCAATACAGCTACAGGGATGTTGCAATTTGGTTAAGCGAACAAACTGGCAGATCAATCTCTCATGTCGGATTAATGAAAAGAGTAAAACTTGAGCGAAAACGTAAGACAGACGCTGAAAATGCACGGTACTACGCCCAGCGCTACAAAGAAGCGGAAGCAAAAGCGAGGCGTCTTGAAGAAGAAAGATTCGGTTCAATTAGAAAAGAAACCGAAGACAGTTCCAGCGACAGTACTGCCAGAGCCGATTGAAATAGAAAAAGCTCAAGAAGTTATCTTTGAGGCTAATCCCGGTCCTCAGACAGACTTTCTTTCAGCTTCAGAACAAGAGGTTTTATACGGAGGAGCAGCAGGTGGGGGTAAGTCTTTTGCTATGTTGGCTGATCCTGTTAGGTATTTTAACAATCCTTTGTCTAACAAACTTCTAGTCCGTAGAAGTACAGAGGAACTAAGAGAACTTATATCTGTTTCAAAGCAACTATATCCCAGAGCAATTCCGGGAATTAAGTTTTTAGAAAGAGAAAAGACTTGGATAGCTCCTTCTGGTGCGTCTTTATGGTTAAGTTATTTAGATAGGGATGATGATGTTTCTAGGTATCAAGGACAAGCTTTTAACTGGATTGGTTTTGACGAACTTACCCAATGGCCTACACCTTTTGCTTGGAATTATATGAGGTCACGACTACGTACTACTAAGAACAGTGGACTTGATCTTTATCAAAGGGGAACTACAAACCCCGGAGGAGCAGGTCATCAATGGGTTAAGAAAACTTTTGTAGACCCTGCACCGCATAATACTAGCTTTGATGCTACTGATCCAGAAACACAAGAAGTTATAGCTTGGCCTAAAGGACACTCAAGAGAAGGTGAACCTTTATTTAAACGTAGGTTTATTCCTGCTACTTTGTTTGATAACCCCTACCTTGCTGACGATGGTATGTATGAAGCTAATCTACTGTCTTTACCTGAACATCAACGTAAGCAACTGCTTGAAGGTAACTGGGATGTAAATGAGGGTGCTGCTTTTCCTGAGTGGAATCGTAACATACACGTAGTAGAGCCTTATGAAATACCTAGTAGTTGGGCAAAGTTTAGGGCTTGTGACTATGGTTATGGTTCTTACACAGGAGTAGTATGGTTTGCTGTAGCGCCTGATGAACAGCTTGTAGTCTACAGAGAAATGTACTGCTCAAAGGTCATAGCTACTGACCTAGCTGATATGATCTTAGAAGTAGAAGAAGGTGAAAAGATTAGGTATGGAGTTTTGGACTCTTCTTTGTGGCATAATCGTGGTGATACTGGCCCATCTCTTGCTGAACAAATGATTATGAAGGGTTGTAGATGGAGACCTTCTGATAGGTCTAGAGGCTCTAGGGTAGCAGGTAAGAACGAACTACACAGACGTTTACAAGTAGACGACTTTACGGAAGAACCTAGGTTAGTGTTTTTTGAGACCTGTACTAACACTATTAGTCAAATACCTGCACTACCCTTGGACAAGAATAACCCTGAAGATGTAGATACACATGCAGAAGACCACTTGTACGATGCACTACGTTACGGTATAATGACAAGACCTAGAAGCAGTCTATTTGATTTTGACCCTTCTACACAAAACTCTGGGTTTCAAGCAGCAGACCCTACATTCGGATATTAAGGAAATATTATGGAAGAAGACTATATTGAGAACTCTATGGAATCAGAGCAATCTTCAGCTATTGAGGATGTAAAAGAGTCTGCGTATAACGACCCTAAGTCTGGTAATATTTATAATTACGTTCGTGAAAAATATAGTAAAGCTTCTGATGCAAGAGAAACAGAAGAAAACCGTTGGCTAAAGTCTTATCAAAACTATAGGGGTATTTATGGACCTGATGTACAATTCACTTCTACGGAAAAGTCTCAGGTATTTATTAAGGTTACTAAGACAAAAGTTCTTGCCGCATATGGACAGATTGTAGAAGTACTTTTTGGAAATCATCGTTTTCCTATTAGTGTTGATCCTACTACTTTGCCTGAAGGTGTAGAAGAAGCAGTACACTTTGAGGCTGATGATAAACTTAAAAAAGCACAAGAAGCTTCTCCTGAAGATATGAAGCTAAAACCGGGAGAAACCACACCTCAATTTAAAGAACGTCTTGCAGGACTACAAAGTACACTTGCTCCTGTAATGGATAATTTAAAAGAGGGTCCAGGAAAAACTGCCACTGCTATTACTTTTCATCCTGCAATGGTTGCAGCTAAAAAGATGGAAAAGAAAATACACGATCAGTTAGAAGAATCTAACGCCAATAAACAACTACGTGTAGCTGCATTTGAAGCTGCTTTGTTTGGTACTGGCGTTATGAAAGGTCCGTTTGCAGTAGATAAAGAATATCCTAATTGGACAGACTCAGGTGAATATTCTCCTACTATTAAAACTGTGCCATATACAGCCAGTGTATCTCTTTGGAATTTTTATCCTGATCCTGATGCAGCTAATATGGATGAAGCTGAGTATGTGATAGAACGTCATAAAATGTCTCGTAGTAAGATTCGTGGACTAAAACAACGCCCTTTCTTTAGAAAAAATGCTATTGATACTGCTATTTCTTACGGAGAAAACTACGTAAAAGAGTGGTGGGAACAGGCAATGGAGGATGACGCCCAAGAGTCAAAAGCAGAACGCTTTGAGGTTCTTGAGTTTTGGGGTATGATTGATACTGAGATGTTAGAAAATCATGACATTGATGTACCAAAGGAAATGAAGGATTTAGATCAGGTTAGTGTAAACATTTGGACTTGTAATAACCAAGTATTGCGGTTAGTTATGAATCCATTTACTCCTTCTACTATTCCATACTACGCTGTTCCTTATGAGCTAAACCCTTACAGTTTGTTTGGTGTAGGTATTGCTGAAAACATGGATGACACACAGACATTGATGAATGGCTTTATGCGTATGGCTGTGGACAATGCTGCACTGTCAGGTAATATGGTAATAGAAGTAGATGAAACTAACCTAGTTCCGGGACAAGATTTAAGTGTATATCCCGGAAAAGTCTTTAGACGTCAAGGGGGTGCGCCGGGACAAGCTATTTTTGGCACTAAGTTCCCCAACGTATCTAACGAAAACATGCAGATGTTTGACAAGGCCAGAGTTTTAGCTGATGAATCTACGGGTTTTCCTAGCTTCGCTCATGGTCAGACAGGAGTTCAAGGTGTCGGACGTACAGCTTCTGGCATTAGTATGCTCATGTCTGCTGCTAATGGTTCTATACGGAATGTAGTTAAGAATGTAGATGACTATCTCCTAGGTCCACTAGGTAAAGCATTCTTTAGTTTTAATATGCAGTTTAACTTTGATGAAGATATCAAAGGTGATCTTGAAATTAAAGCACGTGGTACTGAAAGCCTGATGGCTAATGAGGTACGTAGTCAACGTCTAATGCAATTCCTTGGTGTGGTACAAAACCCTGTACTAGCTCCTTTTGCTAAGATGGATTACATCATACGTGAGATTGCTAAGTCTATGGACCTTGATCCTGACAAGCTGGTTAATAATATGGGTGATGCTGCAGTACAGGCTGAGATACTTAAAAAGTTCCAAGCAGAGAATCCAGAGCCACCTAAACCACAAGCAGGACCACCACAGGCAGGTCCACAGAAGCCACCAGCGGGGGCACAGGTACAAGACACCCAAGGCAGCGGTGGGGGTACTATAGGAACAGGCTCGGTGCCTACACCGGGAGAACAGGGCTTCTCAGCTAATAAAGGACCAATGCAGTGAGTTTAAAACTACTGGTAAACAACAAAGAAGCATGGGATGCTTTTGAAGCAGAACTAGATGAACGTATTCAGGCAAGTTACAAAATGTTTTCTCAGTCAGACGAAGAACACGTAATGTATAGGCTGCAAGGTCAGGTACATGCCCTAAATGCACTAAAGCAACTTAGACTAAAGGTTAATGCTAATGGCTAAAGATCAAACAGAAATGGCTTTTATGGAAAATGCAGATGAAACAGTAGACCCAGTATCAGGTAATGATGTACCTCCCGGTTCTCTACCAGAGGAAGTACGGGATGACATTGATGCTAAACTTAGTGAGGGTGAGTATGTTGTTCCTGCTGATGTTGTTCGTTACTACGGTGTAAAGTTTTTTGAGAATCTTCGTACAAAGGCAAAACAGGGCTTGCAACAGATGGATGAAGATGGTAGAATAGGTGGTGAACCTACTTCAGAAATGTCTTTGCCTTTTGATATATCTGAGTTAGAAGTAGAAGATGATGACGGTATGCGTATGGCTGTAGGAGGTTTAGTTGCTGAATATGCTGTAGGAGGATATACAGGTGTAGGTTCTAGCTTTGGTGGTTACGGTGGATACACTGGTTATAAGCCGTATGACCCTACTGCTCCTGTAGCTACTACTACTCCTCCTCCTGTAGCTCCTACTACTGTAGCTCCTACTACTGTGGCAATGGGACCAAAGATAGAAACATACTATAGACCAGATGGGACTCCTGTTCCTATTACTTTTATTAACGGCAAACCACAACAGTCTACACAAGGACTGACAAAGAAAAATCCAAACTCAATGGATACAAAAGAAACGTATAACCCTTTAGAGGGGGCAAAGTTAAATGCTCTTGGACAACCAGTTGATGCAAATAATAAGGTTATAGACCCCAGTGAGTATGGCAAGTTTCCCTTTGGTACTATAGATGCATTATTTGGAACTAGCGCAAGAAAAGAAAGACAACTTGCAGATTATCAATCTGCTTTAAAAGACCCACAAGGTTTAACAGGTCTTGTTGAAGAAGAAGTAACTGACTTACAGGCTATAAATAATCCGGGGTTTTTTAAAAGAATTACAAATAACCTTACAGATTTTGGGGTAGCAATAGGAGTTGGCGCTCTTACAACCCCTCTTGGTGGTGCAGCAGCAGGTGTAGCTTCTAAACAAAATAGAGCAAATCAAAGTATTGCTGATGCAAAAGTTACTCAAATGGTCTTAGAAAAACAAAAAGGTGTTGACCCTAGTAAGATAACTGGAGGAGCTAGTATTTATCGCAATACAACTACTGATCCTTATACCCCAGCAGAAAAAGCTTGGATGCAAATTCAAACTGCAATTGATAATGTTAAAGGAAGTACTGGACTTGCTAATAAAGCTTTTGATGATCTTTTTATGCCTGATATACAAAAAGCATATGATGCGCTTGGTTTTGAAAATGCACAAATTTTAGCGGATCAAACTGTAGCAGATGCAACAAGTTCACAAACAGATACTCAATCAGCAGCACAGACAGCATATGATGGTAGATTAAACCTTGCAAAAACTAAGTGGTCAGTTCAAGACTTTAGCCCAAATGCTAAAAATAGAGAAAGTTGGTCTGTAGCGCCTGATGATGATACATATGAAGCGTATGTTAATATAGGTAGGCAAAGTGAAAAGATTACTGCTAAAGGCCAGGTTATGCGTACTCAAGCAGATGCATTTAATCAAAACAGAGCTGATGATCAAGCTGCTGCTTCTAAACGTGCTGGTGAAAGAGCAGCTTATACATCCTCTGCAGCATCCCGTGGTCAAACAAAGGCAGAAGCTCTTGCTGAATTTAACGCATCTAGGGCAGACGAGATTAGAACAAAGTATGGTGGTAATAAACAGACAGATAGTAACGGACAAGACTCAGGGTGTTTTCTGACAACTGCTATAGTAGAGCATCGTGGAGAATCTGATGATGGACCTACCCTAACAAAACTTCGTCACTTTAGGGATACTTATTTAATTGATTATCCAGAAGAAATAAAAAAATACTATAGTGTTGCACCTAAGATTGTTGCGGCAATACCTAAGAATAACCCTGAATGGGATTGGGTAGGTACACAGATTGACTCTGCTATTCAAGATATAGACAATAACATGCTAGATAAAGCCCATAAAACTTATAAAAATATGGTGTTAAAACTAGAAACAAAGTGGTTAAATTAAAGGAACAAACTATGGAAGTTGATTTTGCAGAAGTATCTGATAACTATATGGCACTACCAGAAGAAGAAAAAAATATAGTACGTGAAGGAATGGCAGGACCAATGGGAGTTATTATTGGAAAAGTCTTTGGACCTGAATTTATGGAAGGAATAGGAACTTTTGCCGCTCCTACCCCTGCTGCTCCTACACCAAAGAAACGTACAATGGCTCCAGCAATGCCTCAACAACAACCACAAGCTAAACCACAAGGATTGGCTGCACGACCACAACGATAAGGCTACCCAGTTACGACTGGCCCCAACATAAGGAAATAAAATGCCTGAACTAGCTACAATGGAAACACCTAAGACTGCAGGGTTTGTAAACCCTAAACATAATAATCGTAATCGTAAACGTATTGAACAGGAAGAAAAAGAACTAGAAGAACTTCTAAGTCCCAAAGAGGAGCAAGAAGTTGAAGCCAAAGAAGATGTTTCTGACGCACCTGCAGAGGTCAAGGAAGAAGAAACAGAGAACCTCAGTCGGGAAGAAAAGTCTTTTAAAAAACGCTATGGTGATTTACGTAGACATGCAGCGGAGAAAGAAAAAGAATACAAGGAACGTCTTGAAGCCCTAGAACACCGTATGGCTAACGAGACTATTGTTCCTCCCAGTTCAGATGAAGACATTGCTGAATGGGCAAATAATCATCCTGATGTAGCTAGTATAGTTGAGACTATTGCTGCTAAAAAAGCACAGGAAATGTTTGACAAAGCGGATAGCCGATTAAAAGAACTAGATGCTATTAATGTTCAAGCATCACGTAAAACTGCGGAAAATCAAATTCGTGAAGTTCATGCTGACTTTGATGATCTGCGAGACTCAGATACATTTCATGACTGGGTAGAAGAACAACCTAAGTGGGTTCAAGACGCATTATATGAAAATGCAGAAGATGCTCGTTCAGTAGTACGTGTTATTGACTTGTATAAATCAGACAAGGGCATGACAAAAGAAGGTAAGAAAGCTAAGACTAAAGCTGCTGCCTCTGCTATTGTTAAAAGTTCTAAGGCAGAATTAGACGCAGATGAGACTCAAGGCTCTATTAAAGAGTCTGATGTTAAGCGTATGTCAGCCCAAGAATTTGAAAAACGAGAAGAAGAAATTACTAAAGCAATACAATCTGGTAAATTTATTTACGATATATCAGGTTCTGCGCGTTAATACCTATTGACAAAAGTATTTTTGTCAGTATAACTAGGGGTATAGTAAAAAGAAGCCACCATTATGGTCTACCTTCCCTACTAACCCCAATCAAACTAAACAAAAAAAGAATAAGACTTACCTGTTTAAGTATAGGCCCATTTACCCTAAACCGTAAAATGATTGATTTTACTTTAGGCCGTAAATGCACCCTAGAAAAATTACAGCCTCTTATGTTTTGTGTTTAGCTCACAAAGCCTACACTTTATAGGAGGATTTATTATGGCTTTTACAACAGCAACAGGTTATGGGAATTTACCGAATGGTAATTTTAGCCCTGTAATCTATTCTAAAAAAGTACAGCTTGCTTTCCGCAAGAGTACTGTATGTGGTGATATCACCAACTCTGATTATTTTGGCGAGATTGCCTCACAAGGTGACACCGTTAAAATTATTAAAGAACCAGAAATTTCTGTAAGCGAATATGCACGTGGCACAAATGTCACAGCGCAAGACTTACAAGACGAGGACTTTTCTCTGGTTATTGACAAAGCTAACTATTTTGCTTTCAAAATGGATGACATTGAAGAAGCTCATAGCCACGTCAATTTTATGGACCTTGCAACCAACCGTGCTGCATACCGTCTTGCTGACCAACATGACCAAGAAGTTCTTGGCTACATGTCTGGTTACAAACAGTCTTCTTTGCACTCACAAGCTGATGCACTGAATACTACTGTAAACGGTACTAAAGCAGTATCAACTGCTGGTTCTAACGAACTGCTTTCCTCTATGCAACTGCATAAGGATGACTTTGGCAACATCACTACAAGCTCTGCAGGAACACACTCTATTCCTCTGGCTGCACGTTTGCCCGGTGCTACTGCACTTCCAACTGCTACAGCTTCACCAGCAATGGTTGTTGCTCGTATGGCTCGTTTGCTTGATCAACAGCAAGTTGACAAACAAGGCCGTTGGATTGTAGTTGATCCAGTATTCATGGAAATTCTTGCTGATGAAGATTCACGCTTCATGAACGCAGACTTCGGTGAATCAGGTGGACTACGTAATGGTTTGACCATTAGCAACTTCCACGGTTTCCGTGTATACTCTTCGTCTAACCTGCCTTCTTTGGGTACTGGACCGGGTACTTCGGGTACTGCCAACCAACTGACTAACTTCGGTGTTATCGTAGCTGGTCATGATTCTGCTGTAGCAACAGCCGAGCAGATCAACAAGACAGAAACATATCGTGACCCTGACAGCTTTGCTGACATTGTTCGTGGTATGCATCTATACGGTCGTAAGATTCTTCGTCCTGAAGCAATCGTTACTGCCCGTTATAACGCAGCTTAAGGGAGTAATATAATATGGCTACTTATGACATGACTTCCAGTGATACTGCTGGCGTTGGGGCAAATGTTCTTGCTGTTCCAACCAATGTTGGTAACACTGTACGGACTATTGAAGCAATCCTAGACATTGATGCAATGGTTACTGCTGGTTACTCTGGCGCAAACGGTGATGTTTTCCAACTTTTGGAAATCCCTGCCGAATCAGTTATTGTTGCTGCTGGTGCAGAAATCATGAAACCTTTCACGACTTCTTGTACTGCAGATATTGACTTCGCTGGTGGCGATGACATTATTGACGGTGCTGACTTAACTGCTGCTGCTGGTACATACCTTGCAAAAGGCACTAACGGTGAAGCTAACATTGTCAATACAGGCGCAGCTTCTACGTTTGCTGCTGCTGCTTTGGCATGTGTTGGTGCTGCCGATACTATTGACGTTACTATTGCTGGTGCTGCACCTGCTACTGGGCGTCTTCGGGTATATGCAGTAGTTGCAGACGTTTCTGCTGCTATGACTGAGGCTGCTGTTGCACAGCGTGACCTCATTTAATAAACCTATATACTTTGGGGCTGGCTATATGCTGGCCCCATTGGTGTATCAAACGTACACTACAAAAAACTCTTGGGGTAAATATGGCTCTTACTTTTCTTTCTTTAACTAATAGCGTTATTACACGTATGAACGAAGTGGAGCTAACTTCTAGTAACTTTACAAGTGCTAGGGGTGTACAAATACAATGTAAGAACGCAGTTAATGAGTCTATAAGATATATTAATCAACGAGAGTTTGGTTATTCTTTTAATCATGCTACAAATTCTTCTTCCTTAGTAGCAGGTCAATCTCGCTATTCTGTTCCTACTAGCACTAAATCTATAGACTACAGTACAGCAAGAATTAAAAAAGACAGTGATTTAAATGTAGCAGGAAATAGTCTTTCAACTCTTAATTATAATGAGTACATTGAAAAAGACTATGCCAATCAAGAAGATGACGTAGTAGCAACTACTCTCAACGGATCACACTCTGACAGTGTAGCTACCCTAACACTTGCATCTACCACAGGTCTTGACTCTACAGGTACAGTACACATTGGTGGAGAGCAGGTAACATATACAGGTATATCTGGCAATGATATCACAGGTTGTACACGTGGTGCTAATAGTACTACCGCAGCTACACATGCTGATGGAGTTGCCGTAACACAGTTTGAAGATGGTGGTGTACCTAGAAGCATTATTAGAACTCCTGATAATAACTATCTTTTACACCCTTATCCAGATAAAGCATATACATTAACTTTTGATTATTACACTTTTCCTTCTGATTTATCTGCTCATGGAGACACAACTACTGTTCCTGAAAGATTTGCTCCTGTAGTAGTTGATGGTGCTACTGCATTTGTATATCAATATCGTGGTGAATTAAATCAATACCAATTAAACTTTGAACGTTTTGAGCAAGGCATTAAAAACATGCAGAGCTTGCTTATTAATAAATATGAATATCTTCGTTCTACTGTAGTTTCTGCTCCAAGAAATTCTTCTAACTTTATGTCTGGTGTTATTTAATGCCTGATAGCTCTCAAGTACAACCAGTTGCATTTAACTGTGAGGGCGGTTTAGTTTTAAACCGTTCTAACTTTATTATGCAGCCGGGAGAGGCACTGCAACTAGAAAACTTTGAGCCTGACATTTCAGGTGGCTATAGACGTATTAGTGGCTTTCGTAAATATGTAAATGCTGTTGTACCTCACACTAGCTCTAGTTCTGAATCACTACTAATGATTGCTAACTTTGACAATAAAGTATTAGCAGCTAGAGGTGAAAAGATATTTAGTTCTGCTTCTGCTGAGTTATCTATTGCTATTGCAGCAGATACAAGCATGACAGGATCAGGTACTATTACTGTACCATCTACTACAGGTTTTTCTTCTAGTGGTACATTGCAGATTAACTCAGAGATATTTACTTACACAGGTAAAACATCTACTACTTTTACAGGCGTAACTAGGGCTGTATCTTCTACTGCAGCAGCACATGCTAAACTTGATGTAGTATCAGAAAGCTGGACTGTTAGAGATACAGGCAGAACCAGTGCTGCAAAGTACCACTTTGAAAGATATAACTTTGACGGTAACGAAAAGATTATCTGTGTGGATGGGGTCAATGCTCCTGTAATATTTAACACTTCTATGGCAGCAGCAGATGTTAGTGATAGTAGTGTAGCAGGTGCTACTGTTGTAGCTGCATATAGAAACCATATGTTTTACGGTGGTAAGTCTACTACACCACAAGAGGTAGTATTTAGTGAACCGTTTGATGAAGATGGGTTTAATAGTGGTCAGGGTGCAGGTAGCATTAAGGTTGATGATACAGTAGTTGCACTAAAAGTTTTCCGTGATAGCTTGTTTATCTTTTGTGAAAACAGAATATTTAAACTTACTGGTTCTACTTCTTCTGACTTTTCTGTACAACCTGTTACTAGAAACATTGGTTGCATTAACAGCTTTACCGTACAGGAATTTGCAGGTGACTTAATCTTTCTTGGTCCTGATGGATTACGTACTGTTGCTGCGACTGCACGTATTGGTGATACTGAACTCGGTACAATTAGTAAAAATATCCAAACTGTATTTGATGAGAACATTAAAGATGCTGGATCGTTTGACTCCGTAGTTATACCCGATAAGACCCAATACCGCATATTCTTTACTAAAGATGGACAAGGACAGACACTATCTAAAGGTGCTATCTGTGTTCTTAAAAAGGAAGCATTTGAGTTTTCTGAAACACGTGGCATACAGGTAGCTTGTACGGATACTTTTGTTGAGTCAGGTGATGTTATTGTTCTTCACGGTGACACTACAGGTTTTATACAAAGACAAGAATCAGGCAATGACTTTGATGGTACAGCTATCTTAGGTAGATACAGAAGTCCTGACATGAGCTTTGGAGACAGTGGTATCCGTAAGCACATGCAACGGGTTATCATTAACTACAAACCAGAAGCAGACATTGATGCTGACCTTATTCTTAGATACGACAACGAAGATACAGATTCTGCTAGACCTGCAAACTACCCACTAGATACAGCTAACGTGGCTGCACAGTATGGTTCTGCTACGTACAGCACACAAGGCAGTGCAACACAGTTTGTTTATGGTGGGCCAACACAACCCCTTGTACGTCAACCAGTAGAAGGTTCTGGTTTTTCAGTTGCATTAAAAGTAGAAGACGGTGGTACTACTGCCCCGTACTCACTTAAAGGGTTTCAGCTAGAATATCAATTAGGAGCAAGACGTTAGATGGGTGCTACATATTCAAGACAATCATCATATACAGATGGCGATACAATTACGGCGGCTCACACTAACAATGAGTTTGATCAGCTATTAGCTGCATTTGCCGCAAGTACAGGCCACACACATGACGGGACTACTGCAGAAGGTGGTCCTATTACTAAGCTACTTGGTACATCTATTACAGTAGGTGACGGTACTACAGGTACAGACATTACAGTAACCTTTGATGGTGAGAGTAATGACGGTGTATTTAAGTGGATGGAGGATGAGGATTACTTTGAGTTTTCTGATGATATACTTATTGCGGCTGCGGAAAAGTTACAGTTTCGTGATAGTGCTATCTATATTAATTCTAGTGCTGACGGGCAGCTTGACCTTGTAGCTGACACAGAGATACAGATTGCAGCTACTACTATAGACATGAATGGTAATGCTGATATCTCAGGTAACTTGGGTATTGGTGGCAATCTTACAGTAACAGGTACTACTACCTTTAATGGTGGTACGATTACTTTAGGTGATGCGGCAGCAGATAATGTTGTGTTTGGGGCTGATGTAAACTCAAGTATTATTCCTAATACAGATAGTGCATACGATTTAGGTTCGTCTAGTCAGGAATGGCGTGACTTGTACATTGATGGTACAGCCTACGTAGATGCTATTAACTACAACGGTACAGCTATCTCAGCTACTGCTGCTGAACTTAATATTATGGATGGTGTAACTGCTACAACAGCAGAGCTAAATCTTATGGACGGTGTTACTGCCACTACTGCAGAATTAAACATTATGGACGGGGTAACAGCAACTGCTGCTGAGTTAAACATTCTTGATGCTAGTGGTAGTACAATAGGCAGTCTATCAGAAATTAGTACTATTGCTAATGATGATGTATTCCTTGCATTAGATACTTCTGGTGGTGGTATAAAGAAAGTTTCAAGAAGTACTGTAGTATCTGGCCTTGCTACCTCTAGTGCTATTTCTAATGTAGCAGAAGACAGTACCCCACAGTTAGGTGGAAATCTAGACCTTAATGGCAATGACATTGTTACTACTTCTAATGCTACACTAGACCTAGCACCTAATGGTACAGGCACTGTTGTTGTACGTGGTAACACTAACTCAGGTGCTGTTGTATTTAACTGTGAGAGTAACAGCCACGGTCAAAAAGTATATGGTCAACCACACTCAGCAGGGGTAACTAATACTCTTATGTTACCTGCAGGTGCTAACTCTACTTTGGTATCACTTGTATCTACAGATACACTTACAAATAAAACACTAACCTCTCCTAAGATTAACGAAGATGTGGTAGTAACTTCAACAGCTACTGAGCTTAACATTCTTGATGGTGTTACAGCTACCACTGCTGAGATTAATCTTATGGATGGTGGGACTTCTGCAGGTACTACGGCTGTAGCTGGTGGTGACGGTATTGTTACTAATGATGGCGGCACTATGCGCCAAACTACAGTAGACACCTTTGATACATACCTGTCAGCTACTACTAAGACACTCACAAACAAAACACTTACTACACCTATTGTAAATGCAGGGGTTCAGTTAAAGAATGGTTCTACCTCTGCAGGGTTCCTTGAGTTCTTTGAGGATAGTGATAACGGTACAAACAAAGTAACTCTAATTGGTCCTGCATCTACTGCAGATATTACCTTGACATTACCTAGTACTGCTGGTACACTTGCGACTACCGCATCAGTAACTACAGTAGCACAAGATGAAGCAACAGCTTTAGCAATCGCCCTTGGATAAGGAAACAAATTAATGGCAAATACATTCAAGACAATTACAAGGGACGTTGCACCAGCTAGTGCAGGTACTCCTGAAACTATATATACTACCCAATCAAGTACTAGGGCTATTATCTTAGGACTTACTCTAGCTAACGTACACACCTCTCAGGTTACAGCAAGTGTAACTTTAGTTAGTACAACTACACAAACAAGTCAAACACAAAACACTACAGCACACCTAGTTAAAGATGCAGCTATACCAGTAGGATCATCGCTGTCTGTACTAGACGGTAAGGTTGTTCTTAACGCAGGTGACATTATTAAGGTAGACTGTAGTGTAGCAGATAAAGTCTCAGTAATTATGAGCTATATGGAGATTGACAGCTAATGAGTAGGCAAGAGAAACTAGCTGCATTAGCAAGCACTGGTGTAACAAAAGCTGAACTAGATAACATAGACGGTGGTACAGCCAGAGGTACTACAGCTATTGCTGACGGTGATGGTGTTCTAATTAACGATGCTGGCACTATGCGTATGACTAGTGTTGAGACTATGGCTACTTACATTGGCACTAAAGTTGGTGGTGGGTTAGAGTTTATTGCTACTAGTGGAGCTATATCTAATGCAGCTACTGTAAGTTTTACACAGTTTGATGCTACTAAATATGATCAATATGTTTTTATATTTCAGCATGTAATACCAGTTACAGATGGTGGAGGTAGTTCGTTTCTAGCTAGACTGAGTGCTAATGGTGGCTCAAGTTATGATGCTACAAATGGAAATTACCATTATGCGGGTACTGACGATAAAACAGGACTTATAGTTGTTAGTGGGGCAATAGGTGGTGATACAAATGAATATGGTATTAGTGGTCAATGGAGATTAAACTCCCCACACGTAGCTGCATACACCTCATCTAGTCCACAGCTTCAATATGTAGATTCCTCTGGCAATAGTTATGGTATGGGTGCAGGTAATGCTACGATGCATCTTTCAGCAGCCGCACAAAACGCAGTTCAATTTTTATTTGCGTCAGGTAATATTGAGTCAGGTGAGATCAATATGTTCGGAATAGTAAACTCATAACAACACAGCAACAAAGGAAAAGCAGAAATGCCAAGATATCATAATATTAACGGAGAAATGGTTCAGTTCACAGCAGACGAAGAGACTGCACGTGATGCTGAAGAAAAGACATGGGCTGACGGTGCAGACACACGTGCTGCTGTAGCTGTTCGTGAAGAACGGGATGCACTACTAGCTGCTACCGATTGGATGGGCAACAGTGATGTAACCATGTCTAGTGCATGGACTACTTATCGTGCAGCACTACGGGATGTACCAGCACAGAGTGGCTTCCCTAATAGTATTACGTGGCCTACCAAGCCTAGCTAAAGGATAGAACATGACCAAAGCAAGAGATACAGCAAACCTTACTGGTAGTGGGGTAACACTGCCTTTACTAGACATTGATGCAGGTACAGATATCGGTGCTGCTCTTGTAGATGCTGACCTTATGATTGTAGATGATGGGGCAGGTGGTACTAACCGCAAGGCTACAATGAGTAGGTTAGCTACTTATATGGGTGGTAAGATCACTGGTGGTTCTATGGTTTACCTAGCATCTAGTGGAGCTATTAGTTCTGGCACAGCCAGTGTATCTTTTACACAATTTGATGCAAGTAAGTATGACCACTATCAATTTCATCTGCAACATATTTTAGGAGTAACAAATAATGCTGACCTGTTTGCTCATGCAAGCACGGATGGTGGCTCAAATTATGACAAGACGGACGGCAATTATCATTTTAATAACACAGACTACCCCGGATTCAGAGTTACAGGTGATATAAGCACAGCAACAAATGCTGCGGGTGCTACAGGTATATTTTACCTTCATGCCCCTCATTCAACAAAATATACAATGGGCCAATCTAAAGTAGTCGCAATGTTGAGTGATACTTATATTGGGGCACACACAGCAAGTGAGACTGTACATTTAGTAAATCAAGATACAGATGCAATTCAATTTGCAATGAATACTGGCAACATAGCTAGTGGCGAAATTGTTATGTACGGCATAGCTAACGGAACATAAGGAAAAACAATGGCAGGTTATATAGGTGGTAAGGTAGCAGTATCAGCACCACAACAAATAGAAACAAAGCACACAATTACAGCAACAGCCAGCCAGACCAGTATTCCTAATGTTGGTTATACTGTCGGTGCTGTGCATGTATATCAGAACGGTATAAGATTAGTAGATGGCACAGATTACACTGCCACTAATGGCTCTACTGTTACACTAGAAACAGGTGCTACTGAAGGTGATCAAATTGTTATTGTGTCCCACGGTAGCTTTGAAACAAGTGATACAGTAAGTAAGGCATCAGGTGGTACGTTTAGTTCTGGCATTACAGTCAATGGTGCTGTTAATGCATCTAGCCTAGTTGTCCCAGATGGTTCAATACCTTTGGTTGACCTAGACATAGATGGTGGTACAGACATTGGTGCAGCATTAGTTGATGCAGACTTAATGATTGTAGATGACGGTGCAGGTGGCACTAATCGTAAGGCTACAATGTCTAGGCTTGCTACCTATATGGGAACTAAAATTGGTGGTGGGTTAGAGTTTATTGCTTCTACTGATGCTAGTGATACTGCTACTATTGCCTTTACAGGTTTTGACAGTAGCAAATATGACAATTATGTTTTTATGATTGCTAATTTTTTACCTGCTACAGACGGTCAATGGCTTAGAATAAGGTTATCTGTAGATGGTGGGAGTAATTATTTATCAGCTAGTGACAGTTATACCAGTAACTCTACTGCAGCAATAGGTAACGGTGACAGCACTTACATAGGCTTTGGATACAGTGGCGTGGGTAATGCTGCAGGTGAAGGTCTTATTGGAGAGGTGCATATAAATGGGCCTCACTTAAATGTACCAACATTTGTTTATAATCATGGTTTAATAGTGGGTACTAATGGTGCACTTGAGTTATATGCTTCGCAATATGGTGCTGGAAAAACTAAAGCTGCCACAGTTGTAAACGCAGCACAATTTAGTTTTACAAGTGGTAATATAGCATCAGGAACAATTACTATGTACGGTATGGTTAATTCATAAGGAAACAGAATGTCAGGATATATAGGCGCAATACCTACCCCACAGGCTACACAGAGTCGGGACGTATATACAGCCACATCAAATCAAACTACATTTACTACCCAAGGGTATACGCCTGATCTTGTTTCTGTATATCTTAACGGGGTACACTTAGCAAGGGCAGACTATACAGCTACCAATGGGTCAGACGTTGTGTTGGCCTCTGGTGCTACAGCTAATGATACAGTAGAGATTGTAGCCTTTAGTACATTTGATACAAGTAACAGTGTATTTACAAGTGATGTAGTAGCCTCTGGTGCTACACTTCAAGCCACAGGTGACACAGCAGCAGGGGATGATGCAGCTATTGGTTACACTGCAGCAGAAGGTATTATCATTACTGGTCAGGGTACAACCAATGATGTAACCATTAAGAATGACGCAGATGCAGACGTAATTGAAATACCTACAGGTACTACTTCTGTTACCATGACAGGCTCACTAAAGCCTCTGACATATCAAGAAACATACGTAGCTAATAGCACAGGTTCTACAACTACACTTGATCTAGCTACAGGCACATCCTTTTCTGTTACACTATCCGAGAACACTACCTTTGCATTTAGCAATCCACCTACAAGTGGTACAGCATACAGCTTTACTTTGTTTATTACTCAGCCTTCATCAGCTAAAACTATTGCTTGGCCTAGCTCAGTAGATTGGGCAGGAGGATCAGCACCAGATGCACCGGGAAATAGTGAAGTAAACGGATACGGTTTCTTTACACGTGATGGTGGTACTACTTATTACGGCTTCCTTGGAGGGGCAGCACTTGGCTAAGTCATTCTTCAATACAGGATTGTTAGGTGCTGCTGGTGGTGGAGTAGAACTACCCTCAGATGATCAGTTTAATCGTGTTAGTTTTCTGTCGCATTTTGACGGTGCAAACAACGGTGTAAACAATGTGTTTGATGATGGCTCTGCAAACAACTACACAGTCACTGCTGCTGGCAATGTAACCCAAGGTTCCTTTGGGCCATTTGCTAAACCTGATGGTGAGTGGGGTGTGTCGTTTGATTCATCCGATGTTGCCCCAATTTCGGCGGCAGACAGTGCCGATTGGGATTTTGCAAGTGGAAATTTTACTGTTGAAGCGTTTGTTTTTCCAACCAAGTTAGGCACTTATCAGCCCATAATCGTTCATTGGGGGGACTTTAGTGGCAGTAATATTGCGTGGTCTTTAAATTTAAGTAACAACGATAAATGGTCGTTTCTATTTAAAATAGGCAGCACGATTTATGAAGCTGGAGTAGGCGATGCTGTTGTTGCTGCGGGTCTAAACCAGTGGTATCATCTTGCCGCCGTTAGAAATGGAAATGATTTCACGGTTTACGTCAACGGAACAGCGTATGGCACAGTTATAACTAACGCTGGTACAATAAATAATTGTACTGATGTTTTGCGAATTGGTGCTTACCATGCGACTTACACTTGGACGGGCAACATAAGTAATGCCAGAATAGTCAAAGGTACAGCAGTTTACACCGGAAACTTTACTGCACCGACAAGCAAACTGACAGCCGTAACAAACACTAAATTGCTGACTTGCCAATCAAATCGGTTTGTTGATAATTCTGCTTCTGCTCACACACTCACATCAAGTGGCAAAACAGCAATCTCAGCATTTGGCCCGTTCCTAACCAGCAATGTGTATGACGCAGCGGTAAACGGGGCGAGTGCCTACATGGATGGTAGTGGCGATACACTCCGAGCTACTTGGACAGCAGCAAATATTATTAATCAAAACTTTACGTTAGAGTACTGGCTATATTATACGCAAACGTCTGGATATGGGTCGGTTAGTATTGGTGCTAACGATAATAGTGCTAGTTACACTTCTTTGACGTATCTTGCTTCTAACGGTCAAGTTTTTAGTGATGACGGACAAAATAGTGGCTCAGGCCCAGACGTTGGAGCAGGAGCTATTAGCCCCAATTCTTGGAACCATTTGGCGTTGGTCCGGGTATCTAACGATATGTTTATTTATATCAACGGAGTAAAAAAAGTAACGAAGGCCATTACTGCTAGTTTATTTCAAGGCCAATCTGGTGAGTTCGGAATAGGTTACATTGCTAACCCGTTGGAAGGCTACATATGTGACGCAAGAATAGTGACTTCTGCCGTATATACTGGCAATACATACACTGTACCAACAGCCCCATTGACAGCAATCACAAACACCAAGCTACTGCTCAACATGGCAGATGGTCAGGCGATTGACAGTGCTGCACAGAATAATCTGACGTTAGTTGGTACTGCTAAAACTAGCACTGCACAGAAAAAGTTTGGCACTGCGTCTTTGTTGTTAGATGGCAATAGTGACGGTGCAATTTTAAATGGTGATTCATTTAATGCTGGCACTGCGGGGGATTTCACTATTGAACTTTTTGCCAGATTTGTCGCACAGCAAGATTATATGGCGTTAGTTACTAACTGGGCGAATGGAAACAACGATTGGTACTGGGGATATTATGCAGCTAATGACGAGCTAAGATTTTACCCCGGCCCTAAAAGTTTTTCGTTTAGTGCAAGCAACGATACTTGGTATCATATTGCATTGGTAAGAACGGGGGGCAGTTTAAAATGTTTTGTTGATGGAACTCAAGTTGGAAGCACACAATCAGACGCCACAGATGTTCATCACTCTCCCTATATTCTTTTAGGTAAGCATGGCAATGGCGAATACTTTAACGGGTATATGGATGAAATACGTTTAAGTAATTTTGCCCGTTACACCAGTAATTTCACAGCACCGACAAAAGCATTCGCAGATAAAGGACAATAACAATGAAGATAGCAAGATTAGATGGCAGCACTATAGGTGAGATAGCAGACCACAAGTCTTTATTCCCTAACACTAGCTTCCCTAAAGCTGGGCCTGATGCGGATTGGCTGGCGGCTAATAGCTGTGCCGAGGTGGTTGTGTTCTTAGCTTACGATAGTGCCACGCAGAAGAACGAGGCAGTCACGCCATATCTGCAAGACGGTAAAGTTTATACACGCCGTGTCACTGACATGACCTCTGAGGAACGTGCTGCTGTAGTCACTGCTGCTAATGCTGCAATAGCTACACGTAACAGAGCAGAAAGAGATAAACGTCTAGCTGCATGTGATTGGGTAGTAACAAAAGCACTAGAAGCTGGTGGGTCTGTGCCTAGTGCATGGGTAACTTACCGTACAGCACTACGTGATATTACAGGACACTCTAACTGGCCTAACCTAAACTATCCTGACATGGAAGGCAAAGGGGGCGATTGGCCTGTGGAGCCTAGCTAATGGATATAAACTGGACATTAGTAACAATAGCAGGAGCATTACTAGCACAGGGTGCTGCTGTAGTATGGGCAGTGTCCAGTATGGTATCAGACATACAGTATAACAGGGCTGAAATAGCTGATGTAGAAAATAGCACAGCAAGACTAGCTGATGATATACATGAAAATGACGTAATGATTGCACGTATTGATGCAAATGTAGAAGCAATCAAGGAAGCATTAAATGTGGTTACAACTAATCACGCAAAGAGATAATTAAATGATTGACCCCGTTACAGCTTTTGCTGCAGCTAATGCAGCCTTCAAAGGGGTCAAGATGCTAGTAGGTGCTGGCAGAGAAATACAAGATGTATCACAGCAACTAGGTGCATGGTACGGTGCAGTAGCTGACATTACTAGGGCTGAGTCCCAACGTAAAAACCCTACATGGTTAGACAAGCAGACACACGGTACTGACAACATAGAACAAGAAGCAATGGACATTATTGTTCGTAAGAAGACATTGCTTGAGAAAGAAAAAGAAATAAAGTTTATGTTAGACTACAGGTTTGGTCTTGGCACATACGATGAAATGTTAGGCATGCGTAGACAGATACGTAAGGAACGTGAAGATACTGTATATGCGGCGATGGAAGCTAAAAGACAGATGGCAAACAACGCAGCTATAGGTGGCCTATCATTACTAATCATTGGTGTATTAGGTGGGGGCATATATCTGATATCACTAGGAATTGGTTAATGATTAATATTGTTGTGTTACCCCTTGTGTTAGCAGGGCTGCTAAGTAACCCTGAGTTTGTACAGTGTCACTTAGCAAAAAGAGTTAAAATACAGGGAGAAATGGTTTGCATTTACCGTGGACCTAATGGTACAATAGGATATCATTACCCTATGTTTAAGTTTAGTGAATGCCCTAAGACGTATATGTGCAGGTACACACCTAATGCTAAGAAAAAAGTAAGTGTTCAAGATATACTTGACGGATTAAAGGACGGATTTTAATAATGAAATTTGCAGGTTTTACCCCAGAGCAGAAGCATAAAGTGGTTCAAACTATGGGCTACAAAGGTAAAGTAGATAATACGGAAATGGACAAGTTTATTAAGTCCACTCCGGGAAATTCTAGTGCTTATGATATGGCTATGCAAGCAGCGGAGAATGCAGTGGGCGGAATTAAAAAGATGGCAGAAGGTGGAACTGTTACTACGGCAACTACTACTGCTGATGAAGATGCTAACACAGCTAAAACACCAGAAGAGTTAGCTGAAGAAGAGAAAAAAGCAAACGAAGAGAAGAATAAAGCTATTAGTGATATGTCATACAAGTCTGTAAGTGATCCAAAGAGTATGGCTAGTACTGTTACCCCTGTTAAGATGACAGAAGACCCTAATCAAATTTTAAGTTCTACTTCAGGTCAATTAGATGACGTAACAACTCAGGCTACAGCTACAGGTGTAACTGCTTCTCAAGCTACTCCTCCTGCTGAACTAACACCAGAAACAATATCTGCATCAGCAGTAGCAGATAAAACACAGGATGAGTTAGACAAAGTAACAGCAGCACAAGGTACTGTATCTGATAAAGCTCAAGTTACTGCTGCTAAAGGTGATCCAACTAAGATGACTGCCTTAGGTACTGAGGATATTGTTCAAATTACTGACCCTACTCAGATAGTTCCTCCTCCTGCTCGTAAGGTAGAAGAAGGTGAGATGATTAGTGGTTCTGCTGTGGACATGGCTGCAGTAAAAGAAGCAACTGACATTCAAGCTGCTACTGCTGACCCAAGTAAGAAAGCTACAGTACAGGGACAACTTGAAGGTTTAATGCAAGACTTTGAGGGTGGTGCTACACCTCCTTGGGCTGCAGGAGCCATGAGAGCCGCTACAGCAGCTATGGCTGCACGTGGCTTAGGGTCTAGTAGTATGGCTGGACAAGCTATCATACAGGCCACTATGGAGGCTGCACTGCCTATAGCACAACAAGATGCTTCTACTGTTGCATCCTTTGAGGCACAGAACTTAAGTAACCGTCAACAGACTGCCTTGTTTGCTGCACAACAACGTGCTGACTTTCTTAAGTTAGACTTTAACCAAGAGTTCCAAGCACGTGTAACTAATGCTGCTAAGATTAGTGACATTGCTAACATGAACTTTACTGCTGACCAGCAGATAGCTTTAGAAAATGCACGGTTGACACAGACTGCAAATCTTGCTAATATGTCAGCAGTAAACGCTAAGGTTATGGCTGATGCTGCTGCTATGAGTCAAATGGATTTAACTAACCTATCTAATGAGCAACAAGCTGCTGTACAGAACGCTCAAAACTTCTTGCAAATGGATATGGCTAACTTAAATAATACACAGCAAACCTCTATGTTTAAAGCTCAAGCTATACAACAGGCACTGCTTACTGATGTTGCTGCTGAGAATGCTTCTAAACAATTTAATGCAACAAGCAAGAATCAAACCAATCAATTTATGGCAAGTCTTAACTCACAAGTCTCGCAGTTTAACACAACACAGACTAACGCTATGAATCAATTTAATGCTGGTGAGACTAATGCAATCTCTAAATTTAACGCTGAGATGAAAAACCAACGAGACCAGTTTAATGCTACTAATACTCTTGTCGTGGCTCAGGCTAATGCACAGTGGAGGCAGAATATTTCTACTCTTAATACTGCTGCTGAGAATGAAGCTAACATGGCTAATGCTAAGTTTGAAAATGGACTTACAGAAAATGCTATTAATCAAATCTGGCAACGTGAAAGAGATATGATGGCCTATGCTTTTACTGCAGGGGAAAGTCTTGCAGAAAGAAATCTCAAGATAGTAGTAGCAGATAAAGACTTAAGCAGTGTACGTACACAAATAGATGCACAAGAAGATGCTGCTAAGTCTGAATTTATGTATAGATTTCTATTCTCATAAGGAAAAATAAATGTCATACTCTAAAGATGCATATGAAAATGCTGTAACAAATGCAGCATCAGAAGCTCTAAACCTTGCTAAATCTGTGGGTACAATTAAAGGTGGACCTGCAATTTACAAGTCAAGAACTGATGGCTCTTTAAAAAGTAAACCAGAAGTAGGCAGCTTAATGAGTCGCCCTACTTATTTGCAAGAACGTCAAAGTAATTTTAAAGAAAGTATGATGAGCTATCTAGTAGCAGAAAATAAAGCTTTGGCTGATCAGGCAAGTGTTTATGGCGATAGGATGTTAAAAGAAGATGAGCTTTTAAGGCGCTTTGGTGTTAACTTAGAACCCGGCCCTAAAGACTCATCTACACGTGGTTCTGAAGAAGTTTTTGGTACTGTTGCTAAAATAGTAAATGCAATTAGTATGGCTGAGAGCAGTGGTGGTAAAAATACAAACCATCCTCTTGTTAAAAAGGGTATGTACAAAGGTCAAAGAGCTATTGGTGAATATGCTATTATGCCCGGAAATGTATCACAATGGACAAAACAAGCTCTCGGTTATGAAATGTCAGTAGAGGACTTTAAAGATAATCCTGACGCACAAGCTTATGTTACAGAATATAAAATAAATGAATATTACAACAAGTACGGTACAGTTGAAGACGCTGCATCTGTTTGGTTTACAGGAAAACCTGTAAGAGAAGCTGGTAATGTTAGTGATGGATACACAACTGCACCTGAGTACTTACAAAAATTTATGGGTTTCTATAAAGGAAGATAAAAAATATGATGTACGATAGACCAATTCCGGGACAGTCTCTTACTACTGAACCTAAGAACGCTCCTTATGAAAATCCACCTGAGATTACTAATGTGGATGAAGCAATCATGCACCACATAGATCACTTAAATAATGAAGAAGCTGCTGAAGATATACTAGACTTTATTGAGGCAGGAGTAGATGTTAAAACACTGACAGAGGCTGTGATGCGTAGTGCTGTTATGCAGGGTATCCATAGCATAGATATTAGCTTAAGCATAGGTCCAGTCTTACATGAGTTTATACGTGGTATTCCTTTAGCTGCTGGTATTGATTTTGAGGAAGGCTTTGAAGATAAAGAAGCTAAGAAGGTAAAAACTTACTCTCGTCAAATGTCTTCTGCAAAGAAAATACTAGACAGGTTAGGCGTAGATGATGCTCCTATAAAAGAAGATAAAGAACCAGTGGTAGAAGATAAACCTTCTGGTTTGATGGCAAGGAGAGCTTAAATGGCTATAAGTTTTGTAGGTCTACTAGAGGGCCAAAAAGGTCTAGCGGCGGAACAAGCTGCTGCTGCTAAGGCACAAGAAGATAAAGAGTGGCGGCAACTTATTCGTCAAGATAGTGTTGATGCTAAAGAACAGGCTCAAGCTAATTTTCTTCGTGGCATTAAAGACAAAAGATTTACTGCTTTAGCAGCCGCTGGTACAAAATACTTTAATGATCGTAAGCCTACTCAAGCTATGGTACAGGATTTATCTTTTCTTAAAGAATTAGTAGGAGAAGTAGAAAGTGGCAATGACTGGTTAGACAGTCTGGGAAGTAACCCTGCTCTAATAGCAAAGGCTGCTGATGCTGTAAGAAAAGCACAAGAAAAGAATGGCTTTGTTGTTACTGGTGAAGACTTAGTAGCTAACTTTAAAATTATTGGTGCAAGTAATAATCCAGATGCTGCATTGCAAGAGTTTGCTAACAGGGGTGATTTATATAGTCAGTTTGCTGAAGGTGATATTCAAGACGATGATTTTTACTTTGACTTTCTTGCAAGGGCTTCTGCACCTGTTGCTGCTCCTACTACCACGTATAAAATTATTGACCCAAAGAAACTAGGTATGAATCAGCCAACTTCTGAAGAGTATGCAAGACAAAGAACTATTTGGGATGATAAAACAAATGATTTACTTGGAACAGAATTAAGACGTATAAAAAGTTTACCTGTTGATCAACAAACTGAAGATATACTTGATCAAGGTAGGATTCTGGCAAGAGCCGAACAAAATGCAAAAGAAGGTGATAAATCTTTACGTGATTCTTTGTTTGGTCAAGACGCTTGGGATATACTAGAAGCAGAAAACAGAGACCAACCACAAGTCTTTGGTTCTGCCTTTCCTAGACCCCCTTCTGGTAATAATGCTCCCAATGCTCCTACACCTGTATATCAAATTGGTCAAGAGGCTACTGATAGAGAAGGAAATGTAATAGTGTTTACAGAAAATGGTTGGGTTCCAAAATGAGTGGGGTTTTTGAACTCCCAGAGGGATTTACTGTTACCCCTATTCAACCTAATCAACCAGAACCTTCAATGGAACTTCCTGAAGGTTTTACTGTTGACCCTGTCCAACCTACTTCTTCACAACTTCCTGAAGGCTTTACACTTACACCAACTCAACCTCTTGATGTTACTACCCTTGAAAAAGGTACTTACACTGAGGACGATCTAGTAGGTGAGAAGTATTATGGCACCGTGTCTGAGTACATGAAGAACCGCTATAATATTGAAGAGGGTGACAACTATAACAGAGAAGACATAACTCGTATGTTTATGAACAACATGCGGGGTTTTGCTGGTGGTAACACTACACGTGCTGTATCTGAGGTTGCATATCTTAACAGTCTTGATGAGGAACAACTGGGTAAAGTAGGAGAAGCATATACTCTGTTTGAAGGTATGGCTAATCTTTATAGTGATGAGACTAGCTTTGGTGAAGCTGCTGGTGGTACTTGGGACTATGTTCGTTCCTTCCTTGCAGACCCAGTAAACTTAGTAAGTCTTGGTGTGGGTAAACTTTTTGCTAGTGGTGGCATGAAAGCTGGTACTAAGGCTGCACAGATCATGGCTAAAGAAGCTATGAAAAGACAACTTGCAAAAGGTGCTACTAAGAAAGCTGCAGAAGAAACTGCTAAAAAAGTTTTTGCTAGACAGTCTGGACGTATCAGTGCAGAAGCTGCTAAACGTCTTGCTAAAAAAGAGGGTAAGAAGTCAGTAGTAAGAGAAGTAGCTGGTACGGTAGCAGTAGATACTGTACAAGCCATAGGAACTACATACGCTTACGAAAACAGTTTAGTACGTACTGATGTACAGGAGGAGATTAATCCCTACTCCTTGGGCTTTGCTGCCCTTGGTACTATTGTTTTAGGTGGTGCTGTAGGTGCCGCTACTTTAGGGAGAGGTTCAGGAGACTTTTTAGGAACAGAAGCTTTAGGTTTAGCTACTAATGTGGAAGTAAATAAAACCCCACTTCTTAGTATGACTGATATGTTTGGGTTTAATTTTTCTGCTGGTGATGAAGTAATAAAAAAAGGTCCGGGAAAAGCTGACGTAGATAGTGCGATAGTAGAAACACCTAGGGGTTCTGTTCTTGGATTTGAAGATGGTAAGGTTGTTGTTCAATTTCCAGATGGAGAAGTTCAATATCTTAACAGGTCAAACTTAAGACTAGCTGACAATGAGGCTACAGGTGGCAATGAAGGTGTACTTCGTAGCTGGAAGAAACTTGTAAGTGAGGGACGAAAAACAAACCTAAGAGAAAAAGGTAAGGTTCAAGAGGTAGATGAAGCTTTTATTGGACCTATTAAGCCACCTAAACTAGAGGAGCTTGATGATCAGTTCTTTACTAAAATGTTGCTTGGAGATACTAATCTAGGCATCAGGGGAATAGTAGAGGCAATGTCAGAGCAGGGCTATGTCTTTCGTAGGAGAGGTAAGAATGACACCATTAGTAAATTTATTTTGGATGCTTTGGTTAGTACCAAAAGACACAAGTTTGCTGGTGATGTGGGAGAAGAAGAATTTGAGAGTGTAGCAGCAAAATATATTTCAGACTTTAAAAAAGCTACAGGTGTTACTCAAGTAACTATTAAAAGTGACAAAGATGGTACAAGTAAAGTTGCTCAAATTAATATGGATAACTTTGCAGAATTATTTGCAGCTAAAATTAGTGATGCTGCAACACTTCAGTCTGCACTATCAAGAGCCGCAAAAGAACTAGGTCTGAATGAAGCAGATGCAAAGAATATAAAACTTGATGATTTGGCTGGAATTAAAAGGTATGGTATTGATACGTCACAACCTGAACAATTAAACAAGTTTCAAAAGTTTGTAGAACAATACGTAGGTGAAGGTGTAAGGGCTAACCAAAACAGGATTATTAGGTTATTGGTATCTAATCCTTCTACTTCTGCTTTAAACTTAGTTGGTTGGGGTGCTGCTACTTCAATGAACTCTGCTGCTGATATGGGTGTGGCACTTATGCAACTACCTCTGGCTGGTATGTATAGGGTTATTGGTAATCAAAAGAAATCACAAGAAGCAATGCATGTAGCCAGTTCTCTAGCTAGAGCTAATCGTCAACGAGTAAGAAACTTGCTTGACCCTAACATGACATATGATGCATTTAAAGCTATTGCAGTAAAAAACCCAAAACTGCTAAAAGAGTTATCTGAAACACTAAGCGGAGGAGTAGATACAGGAAAGGCATCTACATTTAATCCTAATCAGACAGCATACGGACGTTTTGCTGATGAAACAGTTGATGTAATACAAGGAATTACTTTTGTTACAGCTCAAGATGCTATTACTAAATCTCAAGAGTTTACTTATCAACTAGATAAAGTACTAAGAATTAACTTTAAAAAAAGTTGGAGTGATTTTTTTAATGATGAGATGGCTGGATCAGCAATGAAGAGCCAAAAGTTTGCAGATGCTGTTGCTACTGCCGTAGTAGAGACTCAGAAGGCTACTTATTCTAAGTCTTATGAAAGTCTAGGTCTTATACCAAAAACTATTGAACAAGCACGTAATGTTCCCGGACTTGGTTTATTGGTTCCTTTTGGTCGTTTCTTTAACAACACAGTAAACTTTATGGTAGAGTCATCTGGTGGTGCGCTTGTACTCAAGGCAGCTACTGGTAAAGTGTATAAGGAAAAAACAGCTAAAGAGTTAGCAGTAAGAGCAGCTATTGGTTGGGGTACAATGTATGCTTTATCTGATAACGAGAAGTTTAACAGGGACGAAGGCCTAGCTTGGGATCAGAAGAGAGACAGATTTGGTGCTGTAGTAACTGATAAATATGATTTTCCTCTTTCTCATCTTAAGGCAGGTGCTAGGATTATGTCCTACTATACACATGGTGGAGAAGTATCTACAGAAGAAGTTGCTCAAATTGCAGAGACAGTTGGACTAGGAGCTATTACACGTCAGCTTAACCAGACGGTAGACGGGCTTGGAAGTACTCTTGCTGCTGCTATTGCGGGAGATGTATCAGCTATTAAAGAACTACAAAAGGTTGGTATTAAAATGGGTAGCCAAGCTATATCAGGCACCACTAGATTTCTAGACCCAGTTAATCAAATAGTAGGATTAGCCAGAGGATCAGACTATGTAGCTATTGATAGAAGAGACAATAATAGGTTTGTAAATGATAGCTTTCGTTACATGGATCAAATAATCGGTTCCATAGGAGGAGACTTAGCACCTCAAAGATATAGAGCAGCAGTAGGTAAAGAGATTCAAGATGCTGGTAAGATTATTGGCACAAGAGAAGTAAAAGTATCTAACCTGTCAAAAATAATGAACATGATAGGAAGAGCAGATTTTAAAGCTGACATGGCTCTTTATCAAAGTGGTTCTGCTAAAGGTAGCAACAGGTACGCAGAAATGTTTAATACATTTGGAGAGTATGGAGCTGCTAGACTTTTAAAGTCTGGTGTAATGAAAGACAAGTCTTTAGAAGAAAAACAAGAGCGTGTTAAAGAAGTCTTGCAAAGAGCTAAAGCCCTTACAAAAGAATTTATGGAAATTGGTGCTGACGAAGCTAATGATAGAGTCTTGGCTAAAATGATAAAAATGGTTGGTACTAGAGGTGGTATTAAAAAACTTGATGCAGCATTAAGAGACATGGGAATAGACATGGAGTTTGCTGACTTTGCGGACATAGAAACGACTACAGAAGCCTTACAGCAACTGGGTAATTTAGATGCGTTTTTAGAAGCTAAAGAGTTTAAGCTAGATAACCTACTGCCCTACTAACTTTCGTCATCTAACATAAAGTCTGCCCACTCGTATGCTGTACGCTTTACCTCAGTCATATTTAAAGCCCCTCTACTACTTGAAAGTATTCCAGCAAGAGCTTGTCCTGCTAGATACCTTCGGGAAGTGAGGGGCTTAAGTGTTCTAGGTGTACGTTTTTTGTTAGCGTATTTCTTGGCTTCTTCGGCTAAGTTTTTTTGACTCAATGTTCTTTACCTTATCTAAATTAAGGAAGTAGGCTTTGTTAAAACCATACTCCCAATCTCTATTATCTTTAGAATTTTTACGGTAAGGATTAGAAATATTACCTACCGTAAAGTCACGTCTACCTCGTTCGTATGGCTTCACTTATGTACCTCTTTCATAGCTTCTCTCATTCTCTGCATGTACCAGTCAGCCTTATCCATATCTTCCACAGGATTTTGTTTGTACCTGTGACGGTGTTGGTATTTAATCATGTTGCCATGACAGTATGCGATAAAACCTTCAATACCTAGTACCTGTCTAATGTAATCAATACATTCTATTTCTCCTGTGTTGTAGTGTAAGGGTTTACTTACAGGGTTAAAGTTATCTTTTGGTAAAGTCCACTTAGTCATTTTTTTCTCTCTCTCTCTGCTAACTTCAATTATATGAATACATGATTCGCTAAGGATTGTCAATAGTTATTTAATCACTCTTTACATTTCAATTAGAGTTGCGAGATGATTGAGGGCTTTTGACCGAGCCTTCATTTCATTCAGTGTCATTAGAACTAGATTAGTAGTTGTCAGGCTATTACCCTTAGACCAAACAGCATACATATCATCTAACTCATATTCGCCCTGAGAAGAATACACCAGTACAGACATTGGTTGAGCGACATACCCAACTCCTTGATACTTAGTGCCACACGCTTCAATGCTATACCACATTTTGTTATTTTCGGTCATGGTGGTTTCAACGATCATAGACATATTCGGCTCTCTTTCTGTTGGGTACATTATATGAATACATGATTCGTTAAGGATTGTCAATACATTTTTTATTAATCTTCATCTTCCCACATTTCATCGCAATCATCACATAAAGTATTATGAAAACATTCATCGCCGCATTCTTCACAGAACTGTTGAAAATCTTCCTCATAATCAAACATATCTTTATCATTGACTTCTGTTTTTAACAACGGATGCATCATGATAAACTCTACGGTATTATCTATTGCAGTTTCAACGCAACTATATCATATGTGGATTTGTTTGTCAATGTCTATACACCTTTATCTACATTAAAGGGAAATGAAGTACATTTACTCATTGCCTCTGCACTTTCATTTGGTCTTGAATTGTAAAGCCTTACCATATCCGCTTCTCTCCATTTTTGACAGGATTCTTCGGTTGTAAAGGCTGTGTTTGGCGAAAACACTATAAAAGTTTTTTCACTTGTTGTCGGTTCTATCATCATCATTACTACTGTATAAACCCATATCATATTACTTCTCCTTTTGTTTTTTGTATATGATCTTCCAGATAAATTTTAGCTTTTGTTATTCTTTCAAGGCTATCTTTAAATGCACCTAATCCTGTATTACAGTTAAAGCAAACCCAAGCTCTGAAGGTTTCAGTGTCATGGCAGTGATCTAACACCCAAGACTGCAGCATTTTTTGACCTGTCCTACTTAACTCTTTTATATCTCTGTTACAGATAGGACAACAGTATTCCTCAGTGGGATAGGGATGTATAGATTTTAAATGTTTTATAAGTCCTGATTGGTTTCTAGCACAAGTCCTACATTTTCTTTTTATTTCTCCTGCTGCCATGTGTTGAAAGTTATCAACTGGTTGAACTATACCACAGTTGTTACACTCTAAGCCCTCTTCACAGGGAGAAGGACTTAGTTTTTCAAAGAGTTCAAGTTGCATTAAGTAATGTCTACCATCTCACAAACATCACCAGTACATGCCATTGTTTGCATACCACTAGTGTTATCCTCTTGTTCATATTCAGCCAACTTAGACCAGTCAATACTCTTGGGCATAACAGAAAGAAGATTACGATAAGCTGTAACATCTACATCCTGATACGGTGCCTGTTGATAGGTGTGTTCATTAAAGGGTAGGAAGGAGACACCTGACATTTCATCAAAGTGTTTATACACAAATGCTCCTACTTCAAACCATTCATCAGCCTTAACGTTAATCGTTACACTAGGCTTATGTTCACACCAATGACGTTGATACATCAGCCACATTTCTAGTTGCTCTAATGCTGTCATATCAGCCGTACACACAGCTCCTTCTGGTGCTTGCATGGGAAAACTAAACACAGTAGTAGCATCAGGCTTCATAACATCAGGCTCACTAGGGATACCTGAGTCAATCATAAACTGAGTTAATGGGTCTTTATTATCTCCACGCACAGTACGGATATAATAGGGACTGTGACGAGCATGAATGCCAGAAGATGAGTCAACCAGTTGGGAAACTGTTCCACTGGGCTTGACACAAGTAATAGCAGTGCTATGAGGGATACCAAGACGGTCAGCCCACTCAGCGTTAGTAGAAATAGCCACATTTTTAAGCTCCTCCAACGTACTAGCTAGACCTTTATTGTCTAAGGTCATCAGCTTATTATCCATTATCCCCGTGAGTGACACACCGAGCAATCTTTCTGCCGCTGTGTTGGTGTTCCACACCTTACGCAAGTATGGAAAGTGGGTGTAGGTGGATTGAATGGTTCCAAGTATAGTTGCAATGCGGACTTTTCTTCCAAGGTCTTCAAAACTATCCGTAGCACGGACAACAACTTCCGTAAGATTGCAGAACTGATTCGGCCTAAGAATGATTTCTGAACATGGGTTTGTTCCGAACTCGTAGCAAGACTCTCTACGGCCATTTTTTGCAGCTTGTTTAACTGATGCTTCTCTGTTGAATATTCCTCGTTCTCCACTACCACTCTCCATTAGTGCAGTCCACTCACGCATGAATGACATACTATCAGGTTTATCTGTGTATGCTACAGAATTATTAGCCAAGGCTCTATGTCCTGCGTTCTCCCACCAGTTACCTGACTTAGCATGGCGCATACGATCATCTGATAGGTTAGAGAGACTGATCATAGCACTACGGCGTACACCACCTACTACAACTACTTCACCTATCTTGCACATCAGGTCATGACATTCTATACTAGATAGTCTACGGCCTTGAGCTTGTTTGAAAGTAGTAATAGCAAAGTTAAACAGATCAACCAACGGAGCAGGACCAGATGCTCTACCACCAAACGTCTTAAGTTTAGCACCAGCAGGTCGTACTTTAGACACATCCCATTTAGGGATTTCACCAGCCCATAGGAGTGCCAAGATTTGCCTGAGACCTTTAGCCCAACCTTCCTTGCTGTCCTTAATGACGACACACGTTTCGCTCTGGAAAAGAGTAGGAACATCAGGGAGTTTAGTAATGAACTGACGCTCAACACTGAAACCAACCCCCGTCCCGCAAAGGAGGATGAACATAGCCTCATCAAAAGACTTAGGGTCATCTACGGGTAAGTAGGAGCAGTTATACATACAGGTGTTGTCCCTGTCTGCCGCTTTTCCAGCAGTCATTAACGACCTCATACTGGGCATAACCTCAAGTGATAGTAAGTGATGCCTAATACCTTCAACTTCTGACTGGTTCTCTAACCCTGTAAGGGAGTCATCTAAGGTAGTACCTCCACTACATTCAGGCAGTAATGGCTTTACAATATTATCTATGTAACGTTCTACTGTTTCTCCCCATGTCTCACGGCGTCCTTCATCTTCAAGCCATCGTGCATAACGGCTGGTTGCAATAAAAGTCTGATAGTCTGTTGGTAGGTAGTTGTTATTCATCTGTCTTCGCCCATTCTCATACGAAATATTTCTCTTCTTCCAGTCTTACCTAAGTTTGCTTCAAAGATAGTCTTAGCTTTCTCAAGTAGGATACAAGCAAACAGCAAGGTTTCTTCCCTGCTGTCGCACATCATAATCTGTTGGTCAATAGGCTTTATCAACTCATTGGCACGTATTTGTATCTTACTCCTTTTACCTTTCATCTCCACTCCCTTTTAAAGTCCCTCTGGACTCTCGCCCATCTAGTTTAATCATGTTCTGGGTAATAACAGAAGCTAAGTTGAAGTTGTAGTAGTTAGCTAGTGCCGTAGTGTAGAACAAAACATCACCCAACTCACCTAGAATAGCTTCAGGTGTTACCTTTGTTTTGTCACGGATACGTTTCTTAATCTTACCTGCTACTTCTCCCGCCTCTTCACAAAGGCCAAGAACATTTTCATTTAGTCTGTCCTGTGGGTCTGTAATGATCTTACGTTCTACCCACTCACTATAGTCTTGAAAAGATTTCATATCTTCTTTCGTAATCATTTGAACGATCCTTTTAGTTTTTTCATAAGTATTTCCCTCACCACATTTAAACTGCTCAGTTGATAAGTAAGATTAGTACTGACAGAGTGATTTTTTTGTAACTCTCCAACCCAACTTAACTGTTCTTTATTAAACGTGTCCGTATCGTACTCAACATCATCTAGCGTTATCTTAGTCATTTAGTGTCACCTCACAGTTTGTTATTTCTACATCGTCTATATCGTGCATGATATTGTATAACAGCTCTTTTATCACAAGGGGACTAGAAGGATTATCCACCTCTAAAAAATTAGCGGTGTGGTCTACTTCTATGTTTAAGATTACTTCATATTTCATTGTCATAATCCCCTAGTTATACTCAACTAAACACATTTGTCAACCTCAATCATCATAAACTCCTTGGGGGTATTCACCCTCAAGCTCAAGAGGTTCTATGTTTTTATCAAAGTATTTTCTCCACTCGTACGCTCCATCCAAAGAGTCAAACCAAAAGTTGTGTTCATCTATTTTCTTGTCCACTTCTACCTTACACACCAATAGGTACGCAAAGTCTTCTGGTAATTCATCTCTCTCAGGCATATCTTCGCGGGATATTGGACCTTCAATAATACCCCACACCTTAACTGCACTACTCACTGTCTTTACCTTTCCAGTTTTTTAACAATTCCATATAGTGATTCATACCTACAACAACAAGCCAAGGCTTTCTGTCTGATCTATAAAACACTACAGGCTCTCCTTTAGCATGGTTGGATGCTTGATCCAAGTACCCATACACAGTTTTTAGTCCTTCTTTTCTTCTTTTTACCTCAATAGAAAGAGGTATCTTTTTTCTAGCAGCAGGACTTAATTGTATATCTTCACCTGTATCACCCATAGTTGTGGACTTGATATCATCAGGCTCAAACTCTGAAAAGGTTTCAAGTAGTTTGTCTCTTACTTCTTGTTGACCTGTACGACCCTTAGCTTTAGCTGCACTTGTCTTAGGCACTTGGTGGCTCCCATATTTGACCTACTTCTCTTCTTAGCCATAGGAGCCTAGCATTCTCAATGACACGCTCTTTGTCACCGTCGTATGCATCAACGCAAGCATCCCACAATTCAATCTCAGTGTTGCAATTAAGTAACAACTTCTTTGCTTTTACTGGCCCACACTTGTACAGGCCAATAATATTGTCAGCGGAGTCACCAGTAAGTATCTGAGTGTAGAAGAACTTAAGTCCTTGAAATTCTCCTACGACAGAAAACAGCCTCTTACTCAGATTGTAGTGGTAGCAAGGTATCTGTAGCATGTCCTTATCAATACTAGCAACAAGGGCGTTCTTGCCATAGCTAGTGGCTTCTATTGCTATCAGATCGTCTGCTTCCTCCCCACTGCTAACGATTGCACTGTACTTGTTGCACATATGCTCTCTGATAGCAGGTAGATGTATTGGTTTAGCCGAGTCCTTACGGTTGCCTTTATATGTAGCTGTCTTTGCTATATCAAATCTAAAGTTCCCTTTACCTGTAAGGAAGACTTGATGATTGCCTTCCGTGAAGTATTCAGAGTCTTCTAAGGCTGTAGAAACCAAGCTATCTGTTTTTAACAAGGCTTCTTCAACAGTAAGATCGTTAGAGGAAAACCCCGCACGATAGGCTATGATATCACCATCAATTAGGGTTTTCCAATTCTGTTTCATTAGAAGGGAATCTCGTCTTCTAATACCTTGTTAGCTGCTTTGACAGGGGGAGGGCTACCCACAGACTCGTAGACAGGCACACCAGAACTACCAGTATGTTCTACAAGTTCATGAACATCAATCCGATCCAGTCGGCTACCTACAGTCCCGTACTTAGTGTCATAGACTGATAGGTACACATCAGCAATAGTACCATTGCCTAGCTCACCATCCTCAAAGTTCCAAGGCTTATTACTTCCAGCCTTGTAGATTTCTGGTGCGCCACTGCTAAAGTCAAAGCCGCTATTGAACTTACGGTCAACTTTAGTCACCATCCCACGCCCTTCTGGATCAGGTTTAAATGCGCGAGGGAACCCAGTAGCCTTTAGAAGCTCCATGTTCTTATCATCAAGGATGATGTTGACAGTGCAAGCACCATCATACTGCTCGTAGGTTCCCGGAACTGAGTCCGTAGCTTTGTAACCTACCTTGTCACGATTCTCTTTGAACACTTTTGCCCATTCAAGAACCGCTCTTAATTTAACTCCACGTTGTGCCATCTTTGGCCTCCTTTAATGTATGTCGGCATAGGTTGCGCCGTACTGCACATCTATACCAAGGTCTACGTTCAGTTGCAAGTGCTTATTTAACATTTTTATCGCATCTTGCAAAGTTTCTGTGTGTAGTGCTTCATCTCCTTTTTTTACTACATTGATTGTCTCGTCATGAAACTGTCCAATCAGGTTAGGTCTTTCTGATCTATAGTTATAAACCCACCTGTCAAAACAGTATGCTCCTGTACTCTGGTTAAGAGTAGAGAATACATCCTTCTTAAAGCGTAACGTATGCCAGAACTTACTGACAGGGTTTTGTACCCACATCTGACCACCAATATTTCTAACTGGTTGATCGTCTACAAATTCTGTTACTGCTTTGTTTCGTTCCCAATAAGCCGTAAGCAAACTTCCAGCTTGTCCCACTGACATACCAGTTTCTCTGGAAAGTTTAGCTGCTCCTACGCCATAAGTAGCAGAATAATTAACCACCTTATAGTTCTTACGCAGTGTCTTTAAACTCTTCTCCCCACTGTTATGCATATCTATTTGTTCCTGAGTAATGGCCCCAGAATGTAACGCCAGATCAAGGTGAGGGTCAAAACCATCTTTACTCATTTCTTTAACATAGTCGGGGTCATAGGGCTGCATATAGTGTCGCTTAGTAGTATCTTCAAGTGAAGTCATATCAGCACCACAAAGAGTATGGTCGTCATCAGGTGCAAGTAGACAGCCTCTTACTTCCTTCCCCCAAGGCTTATCAACTCCCGGAAGATTGACCAATGGCTTACTGTGTTTAAAGCGTAGGGTGTTAGTAAGACCTGCTATTTCTGCCTTAACAAAGCCATCAACCTGACACTCCAAGAATCCCTTGAAGATAGCAAGTCTGTGTTGAATTACAGTAAGGCCATCAAGTACAGCTACCGCTTTATCCTGCTCCACAAGTAGTTGTACAGAGCGAGTAAGCTCACCATCTTTACGCACTTGAGGTATTCTTCTTTCTGATCCATCTTCTTCTTTCACGTATTTGTGTGTGCAGGGTTCCCATCCCATAGAATACAGCCAGTCCTTGACTTGATCAGATGATTTAGGGTTAGCAGGTTCAACACCTTTTACTACCTTCAACTCCCCCTCATACCCTTTGGGCATACCATACTCTTCAAGCAGAGCATCCCATTTATGTCCTAGTTTAGATACTGATCCATCTTCTTTGGTATACTTCTTAGGCTTAGTTGCTACCTTGTATATCTTGTTCATAGGCATAACATCAACAAGTTCTGCTACCTTTTGATCTTGTTGTGCTGTTAGGTCTGCTACACACTTCTCTGCTAGATCAACATCAAGTCTCCACCCCTGCTGTTCTGCTGTTGCTGCACACTGCATCTTGTATGTTAGATATTGCAGGTACTTATTTAGAAGTAGTTTGTCTTGTTCGTACACCCTCCTAAACTTAGATATTAAGTCCTGCCATAAGTGGTAGTTGATCTTAACATCTTCTTCACACCTGTGTGCATACTCCTCCTGAGTAAGACCCTTCCAGTCCTCAATCACAGGCTTGGGTATTCCAAAGTCCTCACCAAAACTTGCAAGACCATGTTTGGGTCTGTCAGTATTCATCACCCAAGACATAGGTAATGTGTCGTAGTAAGAGCAATTAAGTTCTATACCCAGTAGCCTTTCAAGTACAGGAACGTCATACCTAACAATGTTGTGACCAGTTATATGACTCTGCTTAGTAAGTAAGCTACGCATGTCATCATAGTCAAACAATGTCTTTACGTCCAAGGTTTCTGGATAGGTGTAGGAGAGGCAGTGTATCTTTGTAGGATTTAAACCATTAGTCTCTATATCAAATATTATCATGTACCCTCCGTCAATATGGTTGTTTCAGGATCGTAATAGACTGACCCTGCATGACCTAACTTAGCAAACGGTCTATTTTTGTCAAGGATAAAGTTAGTAGTGTTCTGTAATATTTCATCATCAGTCTCAGTGTCACGGTCTATCTTAATGCAGATGATTGCTTCCTCCTCCAAAGATGCTGCATACTTGGTACGACCATCATCATTGACCTGAGAGATAAAGATCACCCCAATGTTCAGCTCCTTGGCAAGTTGTGCTGCACGTGAGCCTAGTGTAGTAAGCGTACTGGTAGCACCATCAACCCCTGTGTTAGACAGGTATGCAAGGCGCTGTACGTGGTCTATAAAGATGTAACCAGCTCCATACACAGTAGCAGCAAGACGAATGTACTCTAGTAGCTTGAGAGGATCATCATGTGACCTCATCTCAAACACAATGGTACGCTCACCCTTGGTTGCTACCTTAGCTGCTTCTACTACCTTATCCTCAGAGATACCATTCTCAGCAGCATCATCCTTTGTACGAACGTTTAGCCCTAGGTGGTAGGTAGCCATAGCACGGTAGGTAGTAGATTTCATCTCTTCCATGTGCAGCAAGGCAATGCGTACATCAGGTGTCTTTAGCAGACCTGTCTCAAAGTAACGGATCACCTCAGTTTTACCTGTACCACGTGGTGCTTTGATGAATGTGATCCCACCCTTCACCAAGCCCCTAGTCTTATCATCAAGACCTGTGTGACCTGTGGGTACGTATTCGTAGGGGTTCTCATTGCGGATTGCTGCTTCTACCTCTTCATCAGAGCAGAAGAAGTTATCAGGTGAGTACCGTTGTGGCTTTAATGCAGCCCACTTAAGATCATCCGTGTCACCACTGGTTAAGAAGTCATTGGCATCCTTATGCTTGGACATAGGGACATACCAGAACTTATCAGCTAATGCCTCATACAGTTTATCAGCAGCACGTCTACCTGCATCATCTAACTCACCCGCATACACCACTTCCTTGAAAGAGTTTAGGTAGGCATGGTTAGCCTTAATAAACTTCTCTCCTATGGATGCGCTGGGCAGGGACTTGACAGGATACTTCTCCCCAAGGACTTGATAGAGAGAAGCAGCATCAAACTCCCCCTCAGTGATGTATATACGTGTGGCAGAGCCAGCATTAAAATCAGGGCCAAACAACTTAGCCATGCCTAGTCCTCTGTCCTTCACCCACGAATTAGACTTGTCATTATAGTCACGATACTTGACCGTGTGTGGATACTTGTATGCGTATCGTACTGGTACGCCACCCTCACCTGTCTGTATCTGTATACCGTACAGTTGACAGATGCTCTCATCCAAACCACGTATATCTTTGTAAGTAACACCTGTTACTGGTATATCCATAGGTTTAACCCTTTCTACTACTGGATAGTCTTCTTTCGCCCAATCAAACACTTTCTTCCCTCTCTTTGCGGGATATGACTCCCCACAGCTATGACAGAACCCATAACCTCCGTCGTTCCAATTAAATGCATCACTTGATCCACAGTCCTCAAAGGGACATGCTAGGTGCGGATTGTCAGCCATTTTGATCCTTTATCTCATAACCTTTGGGCCAGCAAGGACAATGAGGTGATCGGTGTCCTTCATCAGAGCTATGTACATTCTTTTTGTTACAGTTAGGACACTTAAAGGAACGTTGTCCGTTTTCCATAACAGTATAAAAAATAGGTATCTCATTTATCATTTTCTTAGTGCCTCCACTGATATTGGGAATAAATTAATCATCTCACTCAGTATGTATTCCGCAACTAACCTAGTCTCATACTGTGTGTCTAGCTTACATCTTAGATTGCACATATCCATGAAGGCGTCAAGACTACCTGACCAATACCATTCAGTCATGGTGCTTTGTGGCAACAACATACGTGCTTGTTCTGGGCATAAACCAAGATCAATTAATGAACTATAGTTATCCCCAACTAATTCAAGTATTTCTTCATATTCTTCATTAGGGTCTACTTCTCTACTATCATAGGGCCAAACCCCTTTGAATACACCATCACTACCTTGCTTCTTATCAGCACTGCGGCCACGCCATACGTCAGGCATATAGAACTCAGGTTCATCATCCACATACCTACGACTAATCTCATTCCAGCGTAGGAACTTATGCTTTACCAGTTGTCTAGCTACAAAGATAGGAGCCTTAACATGGAAGGATGCAAAGGCATGACCAAAGGGGCTATAGTGGCCGTGCTTGGCTAGGTAATGGATTAGTTTAGCATCCTTGTCTTTTAGTTTAGGTGGACCCCATGCATCACTCATATCCATTTCACTAGTCTTACCAAAAGATACACGTGCTGCATTGACTACACTCAGGTCACTACCCATGTGGTCTATGTATGTTACCTTAATCATTTATTTCACCTCTTTCTTTGACTGAGACTTGAACACAGGTAAGACCTCCATTTTTTGTATGCTTCCAAAGTATAGAATTTAAAGCATTAGTAGGTTTAGTTCTCCACAAAGTCCTGCCCCACTTATTTGAGACCATTTTACCTGTGTCTGTTTCTTTTATAGCCCACATATTTTCATTAATCATCAGTCATGCTCTCCGTTGTTACGTCTACCATTGTACCCATCAAGACGTTTAGCTACATCACTAAGCATCTGTGGGTTCCTACTGGCAGTATCAAATGTCCCTACAGTCACAGCTATTGCAGCCAGTAGTAACACATGCGCTATTGCTGTCAATCCAAAAACAAGATAACTGCCCAAGAAAATGCTAAATACAATGCACCACATCCATGCAAGTATCTGCAGGATCAAGTGACGGGCATTGTTGTCAGGTATATTCTTTAGTGGGCTTCTATCTGAGTCCATTATCAGTGTCCACGTTTCGTATATGTGCTGTCTCATTTGTACTCCTATTTTTCTTTTTCGGATATTTGCGGGTATATTTGCGGATATTCTTTTCTTTATGATGTAGAGGTCATAAACCTCACTTATGATCTGGGGATCATATATCATCCTGTTCTCCCAACCATATTTTAATTTCATTAGGATCATACATATCCCAAAAGGGAGTATCTTGTAACTCCCCATCTACCATGTATTGAATCGGTGCCTCATCCCCTAGCTCTGGATGTTCATATAAGGGAACCCCGCCAATGACACCTATTTGATCTAGTATCTTCATACTCCTGTTCCCATCCAAAGTTTCAACTCAGCCTTAGCTTTGAGCAACTCACCCTGAAGTTCTACCTTACGAATCTCAAGGGTTTTAGCTTGTGTCTCCCAATAGGCTACATCACGTTTGAGTGCGCCTATTTCTTTTAAAAGCTCCTCTCTAGCTTTCATCCTTATCTCCTTTGTGTTTCTGTTTACGGATGGAAGGTTTCTTCTTATCAGGAATAACCTTCTGCCCATACTTAGGTTGGCGTAAATCCTTAGCCATAGGATTAGGCTTCCTCATGTCATACTAAAAATAAACAAGGCGAAAAGAATCACCTCCAATACTAAGTTATCTGTTAGCATAGTTTCAACCTCAACTTTCCTTTGATACGGTTAGCTTTCTTTTCCTCCGCCCTTCTCATTGTCCTTGAGGATGGACATTTTAGTTTAACCATTGTGTTGTTGCTTTTCTTTTTTGAAGGGGCTGTATTTAACGCAATGGAAGTAATATAGTGTGGGCTAATAGTCATCTTTTTCTCCTATTAAGAGCTGCGGTTGCAGTCTCCAAGTTATGTTTGTTGTAGGGATTTAAACTTGCTACATTTTTATGTCCTGTAGCTGACATGATCTGTAAGCTGTCCGCTCCTCCTTTTATCATCTCAACAATAGCAGTCTTCCGTAAGTCACCAGCCTTAAGCTCGTCAGGCAACCCTGCAGCCTCTTTAACTTGGTTGACTAGGATACCTACCTGACCACACGTGTATGGCCTGTACGCCCTGTCCTGCTTCCTGTAGTGGGGAACTACATATGGTTGGAAGCCCCAATGAAGCTGCTGCTCTGTTAGCATCTCATTCATCTGCTCGTCAATAGGTAATTCTACTTCTGCTCCACGCTTAGTCTGTTTGATGGTTGTTACCCCACCCTCCAAGTCTATGTTGTCCCACTCCAAGTTGCGTATGTCCACAGGTCTTTGACCCCATTCATATGCAAGCATAACAAGCAGACCTATGTTTCTCCACTTGAAGTCAGAGAAAGCAGTATCAAGAAATGATACGACCTGATCGTTAGTCCATACTACTGATCTTGTTTCTGTAGTCCTTTTGTGAACCTTAGACATTGGGTTACGGTCTAACAGGTCAAGCCCCACGCACATATTAATTAGCATGGAAAAGATGCGGGACATTTCATTGGCATGACTGACGCTAACATCTTCAGCCCAATCATTGTACATCGTGTCACACATCTGTGGAGTAAGTCTGTCTAACTTTACTCCCCCAATCTTCTTTGCTCCTACGTACCCAGAACACAATCTAATCAGGCAGTAGTGGTACGTCCTGTGTGTATTACGGGATAGTTCTCTGAACCTTGGGGTGTTAAAGTAGTAGGTAACTACTTCTTCTATCGTAGAGGTGGAATGTAAGCCTACCCCTACTTTTCTACTTCTTCTTGGTCTCATGTAATCCTCACTACTATAAGTATTACTTAAAGTTTTTACTTACTACGTCTACTTCAAAGTAGTAGTATTTAGGATACTTAAAGTAATTATACACCTTCTATTCCCTATAGAAAGGGCTGTCAAGGGGGTATTTCAAT